TCGTCATCTAATGACAAGTACTCAATATAAGGAATGATCTCATAATACACCATTAAATCTGGTAAATAACTCATTTTAAACACACTCTTAATATGTATTATTTAAGTCCAATTTTAAAACATTTTTAAAAAAATAATTAGGAATTTTTATTACATTTAGAACATTGATTTGTGACGATCACAAAACCTAATAAAGGGTTGTGACGATCACAAAGCTTCGATCACGGATTTGAACCGGAATAATAATCCTTACAATAGATTAGCTTTACCAAATTAAGCTACCGAAGCGTGGCAAGAAGATATTTTACAATATCAACTTAATTTTTTATTTTGTTTTGATGATTTTTTTATTGCTTAATACACAAGATTAAGGTGAGTTGAATAACCCTCCCTAATTACTGTACGCGAGTCCGCCCATGCCACTCATGATTCTGAGGACATTGTAATTGGTCGCGTAGACACGGACCTTGGCGTCGACACCCGAGGGGACGGTGGCCGCTGTGAGTGTGAGCTGGAGGGTCGCGTTGTCGATACGGGACATATTGCATGTGCCGGAAGGCTGGTGCTCCTCGGGCTTGAGGCCGAAGGAGTAGACGTTGATGCCGGTGGCAGGAACGTTGGAGTGGTGCTGGTAGGGCTGGACAAGATTGAAGTAACGGCCCATGCGCTCCGAGAAACGATCGTGACCGTTAAGCTGGAGCTTAGCGGAGAAGACGGGATTGAAACCGGTGTCAACGCCCTCGATGCCTGTGTAGAGCTCGGAACCTGTGGGGGTGGCGTTCGAGTTAGGGAAGAATTTCGCGGCAGTGGAGGTGGTGACCGAACCCGAACCATCGGCGAGGGTCGCCGACATATCACCGTAAGGCGATGTGGGGGTGCCGGTAGCCCAGGTCATGTCAACAGCATCAGTGTAATTGAACCACTGCTTGCCGAAGACAGAGGCGGTGGCCGAGGTGTCAACGTGTGAATCCTTCTGGACAACCCAGACAAGTTCTTTGCAGGGGTGGTTGAAGTTAAGCTTGATCTTGTTGGAGACCGAGGAGACAGACTCGTCGCCGGTGAACTGAACCTGCTCGATGAGGTACTCGTGCGAGACCTGCGCGAAGCGGCGGCGCTCATCAGTGTCGAGGAAGATGTAGTCCGCGTAGAGGGACGCGGCCTCGAACGAGGGGACCGCGACGGCACCGGTGGCGAAGTAGCAATCCGAAGCAGCACGGAACTCAAGGTTGATCTTGACCTCGTGGTACTGGAGGGCGATAAGAGGAAGGGCAAGTCCGGGATTGCGGCAGAACCAGAACTCAAGAGGGATGTAAAGATCCATCTCGGGGACGAGAGCCTCAGCGCCCGAAGGGGCGGTGAGCTGGGTAAGGGCAGGGACGTTACCGATCATGTTCTGGTAGCCAACCTTCTTGCCGGAAGCCTGGGTAAGCTCGTTCCAGATGTGCATCCAGTCACCGTAGTGCTTGTCGATGCGCTGGCCACCGATCTCAACCTCGGCGTACTTGATAAGATTGTGGCCGAGGTAGTTGAGCCAGCGGAACTTGGCACCGTCAGGGACAGTGACCTGGGGGACGGTGACCTGGAGGTAGACACGCGAGAGAAGATCACCATTACGGGAGATGGTGCATGTCACGCGCTTGCCGAAATCGGCGGAACCGTTGAAGGTCTGCTCGATGGACTCCATCGAGAAATTCGTGTGGCGCCTGTACACTACCTTAAAGAAGGTGATCTGGGGATTGCCAGTAAGATAGATGTCTTGGGCGCCATACGCGACAAGCTGCATTAAACCACCACCCATTTTGTCGTAGTTATAAAATTAAGTTAGAAAAAAAAATGAAAAAAAGCACGCACTTTACGCCAACATATAGGGTTTTTTGAACTAAAAAATAAAAAACAGAAAAAGGAAAGACTGATAAAACACACAATTATTAGTTGGAATAAAAAATTCCTTAAAAAAAAACTAAAAATGTTTTTTTAAAAAATATATAAACTTATTATAATTGAAAAAATGAATGAATTAACCCCAGAACAACAGGTAATTAACGACACCCGCCCTATTACAGACGTAAATCTACTTTTAGAAGCACAAAAAATGAACTGTATATTTTCAACGAAAACGACAAAAAATTTTATGAAATTCCCGAAGGCCACACTATCAATGTTCTAACAGTAGAATATTATAAACCTGTCCCTAATTTCTTGAATTATATGACAACTACAAATGGAAATATTTATAGTATTATTCGTAATAACTACCTTACAAAATCTATTTGTGGAGGGTATTATTATTGTAAATTATTTAATACAAATTATCCAAAAGGAAAGTCTCTCTCATTTCATAGTATTGTTGGAAACACGTTTCTCCCGGAAGATGAAACAAGAAATTCAATCGATCATATTGATATAAATAAAGAGAATAATTTACTGATTAATTTGCGTCGTGCTAATGACAGAGAGCAGGCACAAAATCAAAATCAACCTTTTACTCAAAATCATGGAACACCGGTTATAATGTATGATAAAGATGATGATAAATATGAAACACCTATTAAAAATTTTTCAAAACTAACATATGCGGTTGAATTTTTATTTGAGCACCATAATCCTAAAAAGTCAAACAAACATAGTATTAAGAATAGTTTATTAAATGTTTTGAGGGATAATATAACACGTATTACAAGTCGTGGTTTTCGTTGGAAGTATGACACAAGTTTATTTGATACTTATGAATGGTTTGAAATTAAAAGAGAACATATAAAAGGACGAATTGGATATGTAGCAACAAAATGTGGTCTTACAGGACATATAAGATATGACAAAAACAATGAAATAATCAACAAAACTATATTGAACGGTCATATACGTCCTTCCGATGGATATAAATATCAAAAATTTGGTGAGGGAAGCAAAAATTACAGAGTCCATCGTATAATCGCCTTAACCTTCATACCAAATGATGACCCTGACAAGAAGGTTGTTGTAAATCACAAAAATGGTATCAAGCACGACAATCGTGTTGAAAACTTAGAATGGTGCACTCAAAGTCATAATATGCAACATTCTGCTGATATGCACTCTTAAATCCCTAACCCAAATTACATAAAATAAACATAGGCACGAACAAAATTAGGATGAATTATAATATTGTATCATTATGTATAGTGTTACTAAAGTATTTATACCTGCAACACCCATTATTTCGAGCATCAAGTACCAATCAGATCTTTTAAAACATATATATCTACATTCACTTGGCTCAGGTTCGTATTTTTCAATGATTAATAGTGTTAGAAAAGACACAATGACAAATATTCCCCAATATTTATGTACAAATAAAGACCAAAATGCGACAACAGATAAAATTAACCAAGGATATAGTTTCCTAAACACTTTATATTGGAATAATTCACGAGTCACTCTACCATGATTAACATCAAGAAACAGAATCAGACATACGACAGCAGATACAATTAACCCAGGTTCTAGTTCACGCATCGTTATATATAGGTTACATAAAAAATTTGCTGAATTTGAAAGAATCTCATTACACTGATTCGTGCGGGCTTCTACGCGCTTCGCGCGGCACCCGCGTTTTCAAGGGAGACACAAAAATCCCTTAAAATATCCATTGACACGAACAAATGAAGGGATACACAAAGTTCCTGTCTGCGTGAGCTTGTCATCAACCCGTGTCAAAACTGTTGTCAAACCGTGGTGCGAATGTTGTCAAAAAGTTAGTCAAATTGTGCGTTGTGTTTGTGAAACTGTGTATTATTTGTGTAAAAACTGTAGTCATATTTATCTTCAATTTTAGGTGTGTTGTCTGAAGTTTTACTTGGCTTCTGCGCGCTTCGCGCGTCACCGGCGTTTTTTGAAGGGATACACAAAGTGCCGCCTGCGTGACCTTGTTATCAAAATGTGGTAAAATTGTTGTCAAAATGTGCGTTGTGTTTGTCAAAAATGTGTAAATTTTAGGTGAGAAATTTTGTCATATTTATCGTCAATTTTAGGTGTGTTGTCTGAAGTTTTACTGTTATTTTTGTAATTCTCGGTTAAAAATGTTGTAAACTTTGTCAGAAAAAATCGGTTGACCCCGCCGCGCCGCCACCACGTCACTCGCCGAACATTTTATTGCCACGGCGGCCGCAAATCGGCGATAGAAACCGAGGTAGGTAGGTACCCTGGCGGCCCACCGGCCCCAATCGGCCTATCATGCGGCTTTTTTGTTTGATGCGCCCTCTTGTATCAAACACGACAATCGTGTTGAAAACTTAGAATGGTGCACTCAAAGTCATAATATGCAACATTCTGCTGATATGCACTCTTAAATCCCTAACCCAAATTACATAAAATAAACATAGGCACGAAACATATAATAATCAAAAAAGTGACCATGAAAACATACATATTATCATACATATACATTTTTGTTGATATTTAGGAAAACACAAGTAAAAAAGATGATAGAAATAGAAAGACACACAAATAAAGCAATCATATTATAATAAATATATGTTTTTTACTATTTTTATATTATAATATATAATGAGTGATACAGGTGAAAAAATAATAACTACGATGTTGTTATTAGTTGTAAATACTTTTCTATATGTCATTTTCCTTATGATTGGATTTAGTCATTGTGGTTCCAGTTGTAATAAAAAAAAGAGAGATGTATCTCTTTTAATACTATATTTAATAGTTACAGTTATTATTCCATATTATATACTTGTAATTATATGGGGATTTACGAAAATGAATTATGTTTTTGGTGCGTTTATGTTATATAATGTACTTTATATGTTACATAAATTTAAAGTTATTAGAAAACCTCTGTTTCAATAGATTAAACTCAACAAATTTTCATCATTTTTTACAAAAAACCTCACGGTCTTCAAAATTTACTCATAATCATAATCATATTCTGGCTCGTCACCATAATTTGCATCATCATACCAAGGAGCATTTTCAGGATTGAAACTTTCAACAAACCAGAAGATACGATACATTTTAGTCACTTTTGAAACATTCCACTCTCCAATGGGTTGATTGAAACTTTCAGCACCCATGAACATACCAGATATACTTGTTACACTTGAAGTGTCCCAGTCTCCAATGGGTTGATTGAAACTTACAGCACCACAGAACGTATTTGCCATAGTAGCAACATTAGAAACATCCCATTTACCAATGGGTTGATTGAATTTTTCAGCTCCACAGAACGTAAAATTCATAGAAGTAACATTTGAAGTGTCCCAGTCTCCAATGGGTTGATTGAAACTTACAGCACCACAGAACATATCGTCCATAGTAGTAACATTAGAAACATCCCATTTACCAATGGGTTGATTGAAACTTTTAGCATGGTCAAACATTTTTTTCATATTAGTTACTTTAGAAGTATTCCATTTCGAAATGTCTTGATTGAACTTATGGGCACTACGGAACATATCACTCATACTAGTCACACTAGAAGTGTCCCATTTTGAAATATTTTGATTGAATATATTATATTGATAATCGGTAGAGAATAGTTTAGACATATCAGTAACCTCTGATGTGTTCCAATCTTCAATCTTACCATATTTTTTGATAATTGCATCCCTTTTCTCACCACCTTCAACATAGTCTTTGACAGCAACACGAATTGTTTCGTCATCTAATGGAAAATTACGAATGTAAGGAACAATCTCGTAAAGTGCCACAAAATCAGGCACATATATCATTTTCTTCAAGTAAATTTGTTGTGAAATAATATAGAGTTTCAAGTTAGTTTTTCATCATTTTTTGTTGAAATTAAATTCATTTGTAGAAAAACAAACAGAAGAAAAAAGAAGTAACCGCAATAGTCGCACAAATCAAAACAATCATTTATAGTATGAAATATTATTTTTTATCGTTAATCAACAACTTTAACTTTTTGATAGGTTTTTTAGACATTTCTTGCGATTTTTTCATATTGACAATATTACAAAGTTCATCACCGCAATGGTCATAGTTTGCGGTTAGATTGTTGAAATCTTGTGATGAATTTCCCCAACGACCAAGATGCTGAGTGTAATACTCAGGTGATACAAAATGCTTTTTTAAAATATCCTTGAAAAATTTCACAATCATTATTGTTCTTCAAATAGTATGTTGTTTTATCTTTTTATATGATTTTTTCAATCGTAACATTAGAAACATTAGATAAATTCAAATTTACAGGGTCGTTTTTATAATCGTCAATATAATAAATTTTTTTAATGCCAGCCACAATAAGAATTTTGAAACAATTAACACAAGGATAATGGGTGATATAGGCGATAGCACCTTTTAAAGATATTCCCTGTTTTGAAGCGTGAGCTATAGCATTCTGCTCAGCATGTATTGTCGCAAGTTCATGTCCGTCCCTAATAATTGAAATATGAGGAGAACCACTAAAAAAACCATTATAACCCATAGATAGAACACGATTGTCTTTTACTATTACACAACCAACGTGCAATCTTTCACAGGGAGAACGGGACGCAGCTAACAACGCCATTGATGCGAAGTATTCATCCCATTTTATACGCTCATTCGTATTATCACATTTGTTACAAATAAGCTTAATAGAGTTTATGAAGGACTTCATATTACACTTTACAAGATATAATTTTCAAATGTTTATATGATTATTTGAAAAAATATCAAAAAATAGACCTTGATATATACATATAAATATAAATATAAATATATACTGATTATAAAAATGGGGTGTGGTTTTTCAAAGAAGAAGAATTATGACCGCGAATTGTTGAAAGCGAAGGTTAAGAACGACGATTTGAAAATTCATATTCAGAATATGACAGCCTCAAAAGGGAAACTTTATGAAGAACTTGAATTTTCTCGAAATGCAGTAAAAGAGCTCGGGAAAGAGAAGTTTGAACAGTTCTGTGAACACGAAAAGGAAAAGAAAATTCTCAAAGATAAGATTGCTCTTCTATCGTGCAAAGTCGAAATGTATAAAGAACAAGTCGAAGGCGTGATTGAAAAACATGGAGTTGATTATGCGAACTCATTTCTGTATCTTGACAAGTAAAATTTGAAAATTTAAAAATAGATAAATGCCGTAAGGTTTTTTATGAGTAAAACGTTTGGTTTGTGAGTCCAGATCAACTGATTATCTTAAGCACAGTATGCGACTAAAATCGTAATCTAAATGACATTAGATATATTTAAATACCAAATTACACCAAATACAATAAATGAAAATGCAGATCCATACCAAGCATTATCTTTGAGTATTCCAATAGTAAATACATATAAAAAAATCACGGTACTCGGAATACGACCGTTAGTCTTAAGCATTTATAGCATTTGTAACAAGATCATCTTCATCGTAAAAAATTCGAATCCGATCTTTACGGTAATCACGAGTAACAGGTGATCCATCACGGAGTAATATAACTTGTCTAATATCGTATTTTTTTCCTATTATTTTTACACGCGCATATATTTCTTCAACCGGTTCTCCTTTCGCATCTTTTAAAAATGAAACAAGAGATTTATCCTCATCAACATCGTAATCATCCTCATCAACATCGTAATCATCCTCATCAATATCGTAATCATCCTCATCAACATCGTAATCATCCTCATCAATATCGTAATCATCCTCATCGTCATCATCCTCACTTTCGAAATCTTTCATTTCTTGTTGATATTCCATATCTATAGCTCTTCTTTGTAAACGATCACTTTTAATAGCAGCACGAATTCGTGCTCTGATTTTAGCCTCACGTGCTTCTTCATTCGCATCTTCAAGACGACTGTCAATTAATTCAGCTTCCGCTTTGGCTTCCGCTTCGGCTTCCGCTTCCTTTTCCGCTTTTTCTTTGGCAATTCTTCTATTATTTGAATATTTTACAAAAATCAATATAAATGAAACTAAAATCATTAATACAAGAGTTGCGATTATAACAACAATTGTTCTGTTTTCAGGATTAAGTATATATTCGGTTAGATTAGACATTTACAATATACATATATTAAATTTGCTGTTTTCAATTAGTCAAATTTTGTTAAGGACAGATAATTCGTAATTTTCAATAAAAAGATTATTATCATCTATTTCACTAAAATCAGTATAAACAACACACTCATTCTTATCATTTAAACACACAATACGATGGTCTGTTGTCTCAAGATCATATACATATTCTAATTTTTTATCATATAAGTTGTTTACGGACGTAGGAACATCAGATACTCTTTTGAACTTACCATCATGTAATACGTGATGATTAGGCGTTGAAATAATACCATCATAATTAGACATCTTAATGTCTTTTCCAGAAAATTTCATAGTTCCAACAACTTTTGCGTCATTTAATAGAACATCGCCTATTTTGATATCAATCATTCTTTTTGTGGTCCCATTCGTTAGAACCACATGTGTTTCTGCAACGAAACAAAAGTGGTCATACAATGGGGACACTATTATAGGAGGACTATTTTGAGATATGTCGATACCATAAGGTCGGCAAAAAGCAGTAACTACTTTGCGACCTAATTCCTCAATTTTATCTTTTGAAATTTTACCATTTACACAAGTTTCAGTTGATATAATTTCAACTATTTCGATTATTTTATTAACAGTATCATCGTAATATTTCAGTGCATTTTCTCTTGAAAATCCATATCCTCTTTCTTTTGATCTTACTATTGATTCAATTAGTCTTTCTTTAGAATCGGCATAAAATTTTTTATTACTTTCAATGAATTCCGAGCATGTAATATCATCTCCATCAGCTTTCTTCAAAGAACGATAATATGAATTCATATAAGCATTAATTTTGGAATCAGATGAAGCACATACAAAGTTTTTGATAACACTTTCATTTATAGAGTTTGTTTTAAAAATAATCTTTTTCAATAAATTTGAATCTGTTTTGAATTTATATCCAACTCCAGTGTTGTCAAAAAAAGAATTTCCATCACATACAGCATCAATTATATCATACAAATAATTTTGAATTTTTATTAAATCAATTTGATCTTCAGAACAGATTTCATTTGGAATTATAAGTTCCGCTATTTCTATAATTAAATCAAGAATAGCACGTCTGTTTTTATTTTCCGTTTCAGTTTTTCCCTTTCCTACTCTTTCGAAATTTTCATTTATTTCTTCTTTATATTTTTCAAGAAGATCCGAACAACTTGTACCGATAAATGAAGAACTTAAAGAAATTACTCCTGTTATGAAATTTACGATTCGCTTTATCTCGGGTTTAATTACAGAACATCCCCCTTTTATCCACAAACGATTTACTTCACTTGTTTTTTGAATAATTTTTGATACATTATCGGAATCTGTAGTTATCTTAAAAATCAAGGTATCATTCATTATGGCTTCTCTTTTTGCTTTCTCTTCTGCTTCAACTGCGGCTTTCTCTTCTGCTGCTTTCTCTTTGTCTAAATGTTTCTTATAAAAAAATCCACCAACAATTAGAGACATTATCAGAATCCATATTATAAATACTACAAGCAACATTCTCTTATATATAATATATATATATAATTTGATGTGGATTTTTAAGATAAATTTTTATATCCGTTTGATTAATAAATGAATATTACAAAAGATTATTTTGAAAATTTTGAAGATGAAAAGGAAATTGATGAAAATTTTATAAAATTTCATAAAAATCCGAAAACATATAATATCGTATTAGACACATTTGATAGAAGCCTAGGTAATGAAGATATTTCAAAATTTAGAGTTAAATTTGACGCAAACGCAGGACAGAGAGAGCGTATCCCTATTTATCTAAATAGTAATGCGAATATCTCTGGCAATAACACCGCTGGGTTCACGTTTGAAGGAGTGTCATACGAACCGTACAACCCTGAAGCCCACTCAGGAGAAATAATTGGGTTTCATCATAAAAAATTTGATAATGAAAACGGTATACTAATTCAGAAACGTTTCAGTGAAATTCAAGAAATTGGAAAGATACGAATTGAAATACCAAAAATTATTCTTTCAACAGAACCAAGTTTTTTATATTTACATTTTGATGAGCTTTCTGGCTTTTCCAAAAGTTTTTTACCAAATGGAAAGGCAATCACATTTTGTGCCTATTCAAGCGTTTTTCATGAAAATAAATATGTATTTGAAACACGCCATCCTCTTCCATTTGATTCGTTCAATCTTCAAAACCTTACATTTGAAATAAGTTTTCCAAAATCTAATATATTAAACGATTACGCAACCATTTTTTACGCAACTATCAACAACTCAGCTAAATTAGAACTGGTAACTCCAAATATGCCTACCTATTTTGTGATAGGTGATGAATTGAAATTTGAAACGGGAACAGAAATAGTTCCAAATGTAGATAATATACCTCACGTTGTTTCTGTTATTGATGGTTATATTGACGGATCGACTGTTATTTTAAGAACTTTTGATGGCGAACTTATTGACTCCATAAAAACTGTAAATGGTAAAAGTGTGATTAATTTTGGTTCTCATAATTTTTTAATCGCAACATCACAAGGTGGTGTTGATATTTCAATATTCGAGAAATTTGATTTAAATATGAAAACACTTGTTTTTCCTTATTCAGATGCTGATGTGAATATCACACCCATTACAACGATTTTAACAGACTATATCGTATATAATACAAGAAAAGATAAGATTAAATCAAAAAATGTAAAGGCATTAATTGAAAATTTTGAAGTAAAATATGGTCTTATTAACTCTTTTACTGATTATATTGAAGATGATGATATTCGAATGGCATATTTATCATACCAAATTGTAAGTACATTAAAAACAGTTCATTTCCTTTTAAATCATCTAACAAATGAACTTGTGAATCCATCTTCTGTTTCTTTGCTATTATCACAATATATGATTGAGAAAGACTTAAATTTCACCAATTTTGATAATATTTCAGAATTTTTCATTAAAATTCTTAGTAAATATAAGGTAAATATAACAAAATATGCTTTATATATAAATAATTCTATTCATTCCCTAATTGTTCATAATACCATAAAAGATGAAGATTTGTCATTTGGAATGTTAGCAAATTCGGCACTGGTTCTTCATAAGGACATCACATTAAACAAATACGCAAAGTATAATATTGTTTCAAAAAAATGTTCAATCGAAGAAATCAGTAAGAGACGTGACATCATAGTTCCTTCAAAAAAAAACAAAAAAGAATTTGGAGAAATAACAGAAATTACATATAATGGAACGAATGAGTACATATCTCAAAATTTAGAAAAAGTAAAGAATATTTACAGAAATATTCTTTACGAATTTAAAGTTGATAAGGAAAAGGAATGTCTTCTACCAATACAAGTAAAAGAATTTGAAACTTGTAAATCTGTTTTTGGTAAGATTTCCCAAGATCGCGAAATTTTTATTAATACAGAATTTGATATTGAACATTTTAAAAATTGCTGTAAATTTAACAATAGTCCAACGAGTGTTTATATGGTTTTCTTCATCAGTGCTATTAAGTCAATATTAAGTTCAAGTGATTTCAAATTGAACCTTGATTTAAATTTGAATTCAAATTTTTTAGATGATTTAAGAAATGTTTGTGAAATAAACGAACAATCAATATTTACAACTTCTAATGATAATGCAAACGAAAATGTAATTGAGCCTATAAATGTTGAGACCGATGTGGTAATCGATATAAAAGAAAGTGAAAAATTAGTTTTGAATTTTGAAGGGTCGAATACTCCGATTAAAGATATTAGAAAAATGATAGAAATAGAGACAATGCAGACAACACTTGAAAACGGTAAAATTAAAAATAAAATTTTATTTAGTTCGTCTAAAATCACATCAAGTCTTTTTTGTATTTTAGAATTTGCAATTGATGATAAAATTGTTGAAACTAGGAATTATTCTGTAAAGGTTAATAAACGGAAACAAGAAAAGATTTACGAATTTTCAAATCAAAGTTTTAAAGATGGTTCGAACATCAAAGTTTCGCTAAAATTTTCATTTGAAAAAGGGAAATACGTTGAAGTGTTCAATAAAGTTTTGATGAAAAAAGAAATAACATTTTTGAAATTAGAGAAAATTTGTGATGAAGATTTGACTGCAAATGTGTTCGATGTGTTAGATTTTGAAAAGGATACTGAAGATTTTATGCCATTTAATCCACTGAGCTCATCGCCACCACTTGACTCCTCCGGAAACATTGATTACACGGATCTTTATGAAGATTTAGATATGAAAGAATTTTATACAATCACGAACATCGGAACAGACACATCAGGAAACAGCCTAATTGAGTTGGATGTTGACGTTGATAATGCATTCAATGGTACTGATTTGCTAGTAAAAAATAAAAACAAAGATCATTATATAAACATCTTCAACAAAAAAGCACAAGTAGATGTTTCGTTAGAAATTGTTGAGTAATTGGTTTGTGTTCATCACAAATCCTAATTTCTCAAAACTACATCATCTCCTTTCCTTTTTACAGATGTCGCAATGGAAAACGGATTAAAATCCTCAATATTTTTTTCATATACTTCGTCAGTCTTTTCATATTTTTCAATGATTTGATCTAACTTTTTCTTATCAAATCTGTCATCAATTGACGATTGGTAATCTTTCAATTGAATCAACGCATGCTTTCTATCATCATCATTAGTTGTTTGTGATATCTTTTTTATCCATTTGTCAATATCTTTATCATTTTCATTCGTTTCTTCTAATTTTCTTTTATGTGTCAATACATATGTCATAGCAATCCCAGCAAAAAAAATGATATAATTTGAAGGCAAAATGTTATAAAGGAAAAATGTCGATAATGTGATCCACACAATTATTAACTTATCCATTTATATTTTTATATATTTTTATATTATATAATATAATAAAAAATGGTAAGTGAAACGCAAATGAAATTTATGAAATTTATATTTGTTCTGTGTGTAGTTTGTACCGTATCATATATAGTGTATGAATCGGTCAAGATTAACGAGGACTTCAAAGTCGAGTCGTATGAGAATGATCAACTTAATACTTTTAGTGAAGATCGTTACGATTCTGATTACAGTTATGATTCTGAGTTTGAATACGAATCTAATTATATGAAGCCATTGGATACTCATTTCGATAGATACCGTCCTAATGAAGAGACCGATTCTGAATATAGTTATGATTCTGATTACGATTACGATTTGGATTACAAGTATGACACTGACTCTGATACTGACTCTGATACTGACTCTGATACTGATTCCGAGTATGACACTGACTCTGACACTGATGACGAGGACGATGATCTTTGTGAAGGTTTTGCCAATAAAGATGAGAAGAAAGCAATCCGCAAAAAAATTAAGAAGGCTAAAAAGGACGGAGATAAGGCTGAATTAAAACGCCTTCGCAAACTTCGTAGAAAAATGAAGAAAGGCAAAAAAGATAATAAAAGGGATAAACATGTTCGGAAATCTAAAAGATACAGTGAATACGAAGATATGTCTAAAGACGACCTTAAAGAAGAAAAGAACCTTTTAAAAGAGGATGGTAAAAAAAAGAATAAAGATAGAATAAAGTATATTTCTGGCTTAGTTAGTGCCATGAGAGATGATAAACATATTCGGAAATCTAAAAGATACAGTGAATACGAAGATATGTCTAAAGACGACCTTAAAGAAGAAAAGAACCTTTTAAAAGAGGATGGTAAAAAAAAGAATAAAGATAGAATAAAGTATATTTCTGGCTTAGTTAGTGCCATGAGAAATGATAAACATATTCGGAAATCTAAAAGATACAGTGAATACGAAGATATGTCTAAAGACGACCTTAAAGAAGAAAAGAACCTTTTAAAAAAGGATGGTAAAAAAAAGAATAAAGATAGAATAAAGTATATTTCTGGCTTAGTAAGTGACATTAGAGATGACAAAAGAAAAACCCGTAAGATGTGTAAAAAGTATAAATCTCGTCACAGTCGCAAAGAAAAATCGCGCTGCAAAAAGAAGTCGCGCAAGATGAAAAAACTTTGTAAAAAGGTCAAAAAATTGAGAAATAAACTCGAAGATAAGAAGGAGATAATTGAAGAGCAAAAGGAAATGCTTGAAACTTGCTCTGTAGCTAATAAAAGAGAAACTTGTGCTGAATCGTGTAAAAGACAGTGTTCCAATCAATCATCGTGGAAATCGTGCGATTTAAAACCAAACCCAAACATTGAGTCCAACTATGGATATGTGTACATGCCCAACAAGCAATGGCAAATAGCTCAATACAATGCTAAGCAGAACTCTGGAACAGACCAACCAAACCTAAGCAAACAGCAAAATTGTGTTGTATATCCTTACATAACTGATGGAACTCCACTTGAAGCCCTTCAAGTTTAAATCTAATTCCTAAATCCCTTAAATTAGGAATTTTTTATCAAAAGTTTAAAATTCACTAATATATATTATAATTCCTTATGATTTTTCTAAAAATGTTTGGAAATATTTTATATAAATATGTTTGAATAGATTATTGTATATATGTCAGCAGAAATTATCAAAATGTCTTCGGTAATGAGTGTTATCAAACGTAATGGTGAAAAGGAAGTGGTTTCCTTTGACAAAATTTCCCGTCGTATCAAAAATCTTATCGAGAGCTGTGAATTCAAAAGTAAGCTCAGCATTGATTATGTAAGCCTTGCCCAGAAAGTATGTACCGACATTTATGATGGCGTCAAAACTTGTGAACTCGATGAGCTCGCTGCTCAAGTTTGTGCGTCCCTTACAACTCAAAATCCCGAATATGGTGTTCTCGCTAGTCGCATTGCTATCTCGAATCATCACAAGAAAACATCTCCGAGTTTCTCCGAAGCTATTGACAATTTGTATAACACGCTTGATGAAGATGGAAACCGTATCGAAGTTATTACTAAGGAAGTATTTAATGTTGTAAAGAAACATAAAACAAAACTAAACAACATCATTGATTATACACGTGATTACGATATTGACTACTTTGGTTTTAAGACACTTGAACGTGCTTATCTTCTTCGCGTTAATGGGGAAATTATTGAACGCCCTCAGCACATGTTTCTCCGCGTTGCTATTGGAATCCACGGCAACGATATTAAATCTGTCATTGAATGTTATGACGTTCTAAGTCAAAAGAAAGCAATTCATGCGACACCCACACTATTTAACGCGGGCACAAATGGAGGTCAGCTCGCTTCTTGCTTTCTTCTTGGAATTAGCGATGATTCAATTGATGGTATTTATGATGCGTTAAAAGAGACCGCTCTTATTTCCAAAAATTCGGGAGGTATCGGAATTCATGTGCATGACATTCGCTCAAAAGGAGCAAATATTGCTACTGCGAAGGGTGCTTCAACAGGTCTAGTTCCAATGCTCCGCGTGTTTAACGACACAGCTCGTTATGTAAATCAGGGTGGTAAAAGAAACGGCTCTTTTGCTATATATCTTGAACCTTGGCACAGTGACATCTTTGAATTTCTTGAACTTCGTAAAAACCAAGGCTCTGATGAACTACGTGCTCGTGACCTCTTTTATGCTATGTGGATTCCAGATTTATTTATGAAACGCGTTCAGGAAAATGGAATGTGGTCTCTAATGTGTCCCCATCGATGCCCTGGATTGTCTGATGTATATGGAAAAGAATTTGAAGATCTGTATGAAAAATATGAAAAAGAAGGTAAATATCGCAAACAAGTTCCTGCACAAGAAATTTGGTTCAAAATACTTGAATCGCAAGTTGAAACGGGAACACCTTATATTCTATTTAAAGATCACGTAAATCGTAAATCTAATCAAATGAATTTAGGAACGATTAAGTCGAGTAATTTGTGTTGTGTTGTACCCAATACAATGATTCTTACAAAAAATGGTTATTTTCCTATTAAAGATATTGAAGGTGAAGAAGTTGAAGTATGGAATGGAAAAGAATGGAGTAAAACGACCCCATTCAAGACGAGTGATGATCAAAAAATTATTACGATCAAATTTTCAAATTATCTTGAAATAAATTGTACGGAATATCATAAATTTTATGTAGAAACAGCATCACGGCCGGCGGATAAGTCAAAACCAGTTATTGTGGAGGCAAAAGATCTAGAAAAAGGTATGAGAATTATTAGGTGTGATTTTGAATTAGGAAATCAATCAAATCTACATATGAAATACCCATATACGTCGGGTATCTTTGCTGCCGATGGAACATATTCAAAACACAATGAAACACCAAAGAGATGTTTAAATAATTGTGTTGATGGAGAACTATTCTGTAAAAGGCATCTTAACAATAACATTCAAAGATATTACGATATAAATAATACTTGTAAAGCAAATTCATATGAAGTACGTCCTCTTTTGAGACTTTATGCAGATAAAAAGAAACTTATTGAACATATTAATTATAAAAGAAAAACAAGTTCAGGTAAAACAATTGATTTAGAATTACCAATGGATATTGAACAAAAGTACACAGTTCCTATAAATTATTCATTAGATACAAAGTTAAAATGGTTGGCAGGTCTATTTGATGGCGACGGGTGTGTTGTTAAATGCAATGGTTTAAAAAATCTACAATTGGGATCAATTCATAAGAATTTCTTACAAGATACCATATTTATGCTGCAGACAATTGGTATTAACGCAAATTTAATGTCAGGGAACAAGGAAGAGGGGCGTATGTTACCTGACGGTCATGGAAATTTAAAAAAATATGATTGTAAAGAAATGCTGAGACTTAACATTGATTCTTCAAATCTGATCAAACTTATAGATTTGGGTTTTGAAACAAAAAGACTCGATATTAAGAATTCTCGTGTTCCTCATCATAAAACTAATAAATTTATTACAGTCACAAGTATAGAAGATAATAATGAAACAAGTGATACATATTGTTTTGATGAACCAATTGAACATAAAGGAGTTTTCAATGGAATTTTAACAGGACAATGTGAAATAACAGAGTTCACCTCAAAAGACGAGATTGCTGTATGTAATCTTGCTTCGGTTGCTCTTTCAAGTTTTGTGAAATCACCAGAAGTTCCCGATATTGTTAAAATCAAATCTATCCCAAATTGTGTCTTTTGCTCTCTTGCCAAATCTTGGTGCGAACGCTGGAATATTTTAACTGAAGTAGAAGAACTAAATGAACCAATTAAAGGTCAAAAATACCCACAGATTTCTGTTGGTAGTTTTAAAGGTGGATATACAGATTTTATTGAAGAGTTTCCTGTTAATTATGATTATGAAGAACTTATTAAAGTAACCAAAGTAATTACGAGAAATCTAAATAAGATTATTGACAAAACCACGTATCCTGTTGCAAAAGCTAAGAATTCTAATAATAAACATCGTCCTATTGGTATTGGTGTGCAAGGCTTAGCGGATGTTTTCATGAAGATGAGAATTCCTTTCGATTCAGACCGTGCTAAATTTCTAAATGAAAAGATTTTTGAAACTATCTACTTTGCCTCACTAACCGAATCGAATGAACTTGCTATTAAGAAAGCAGAAAAATCGAAGAAAACGGATTTGAAATTTCCGGGTGCATATGAAACTTTTGAAGGTTCACCCTTTTCACAGGGAAAATTCCAATTTGACCTCTGGGAACAAGAGCCTCTAGACATTGAACCAAAATATGACTGGAAAAATCTTAAAGAAAATGTTATGACCCACGGAACAACCAATTCTCTATTGTTGGCTCCAATGCCAACCGCTTCGACAGCTCAGATTCTCGGTAATAATGAGTGCTTTGAGCCAATTACGAGTAACATTTATGTCCGTCGAGTTCTAGCGGGTGAGTTTGTTCTTTGTAATAAATATCTTCAAGAAGAACTTCTCGGAATCGGTAAATGGAACAATGAAGTGAAAAACTCCATTATTGCCAATCAAGGATCGGTTCAACATCTAAAATTGCCTGATTGCGTGAAAGATGTATTTAAGACTGTTTGGGAAATAAAACAACGTGTTGTTATTGATTATGCTGCAGATCGTGGCAAGTTTATCGATCAATCTCAGTCGATGAACTTGTTCATGTCAGACACATCACCAGATAAGGTGACGTCTGCTCTATTTTACGCTTGGAAAAAAGGGCTTAAAACAGGTATGTACTACTTGCGAACACGTCCTAAATCTAACGCACAACAGTTTACAATCGATGTGACACCGGAACCTGCTTGTGAAAGTTGTTCAGGATAAATCTAGGATTCTCTTCTAATATTATAAACGATTTCCTCATTTAATGACTTCATTACAATTATAACTACACCATCCCCATTATCGAAAAATTTAATAATAGAACTTGCCAAAGTTTCATCATTGGGCATTTTCAAATCAATGCGTACTTCACCAGATGCGTCCATTAAAGTAAGGAAATGTTCATCTGATATGTCAAGAAGTGTATACTCGGTTTTTTCAATAACAGGAACGGAAACATTATGTGTTGACGTTTCGATCATCTCATATTTCTTTTTGGTAAAAATATCAGTCGCAACAAAATGGCACTTTGCGTGACCGTGTTTTCCTGTTTTTGATGTTGAAATTGAATTTACTTTACAAGCACGATTTTTGATAACTATATGACCGCCTACTCTAATTTGACCGGCTTCCTGAGGTATTACGTTCATATTTGATATATAACAAAGATAATTTTTAATGTTTATTAAGTGCGTTTATGTACCTTTTCATATTGTGTTTTTGAAAGATATTATCAGCATAATCGTTAGTATCTAAAAATGTCTTGTAATTAACCGATAAAGAACCGAAACCGCGATTACATAAAATATCATCTTCAAACACATAATGTTTTTGTTCTACGTTTTCATCTAAATCTTCAAAGAATTCAATAGAGGCAACATTAGGTATTGCGAATGTTACCAGTTTTATTTTTGAATATTTAAACGTGCGACTTGCCTGTAAAGCCAGTAAACTGGCAATAGCTGCACCTTTGGAATGTCCGGTGAAGATTATATTGTTGCTATACAAAATTCTGTCTTTGACCCGCAGATATTCATCTGTTTCTTCGATTTTTTTTACTAATTTAAAAAAACCCGAGTGAAATTTGAAAATCTCATCATTTTTTTTCATTAGGGCGTCGGAATTTATCATCCAGTCTTTTACATTTTGACTACCACAGAAATTTATATACAAATCTTCATCGGCTGTTTGATAACATTCAAACAGCCTGCTTTTTGAAGAATTTCTTGTAATATACGCATTGTTTTCTGGAAAAGGTTGAAATATATAAGAATTATGACAATTAATAGCACACTTTTTAATAATTCTTGTTGATATTGCCTTTGTAAATGAAAGCAAATATGAAAAAATTAGAAATTTCATTATAAAAATATGATATAAATTTTTTATGATTTTGACACTTGTGACGGTCACAAATATATAATAGTAATATAAGTATGTTGGTATATAGTATAGTGTGGTTTATTATTTTATTATTTCTAATTTATATATATACTGTAAATCTTTGGATGTATATAATGTCTTTTGGCACTTGGGGATTATTGGAACTATATATTCTTGATTTCATTTTATTTTTCATTATGCCCTTTATCCTAACATTGTTTATTTTAAAAATGCCATTATTATTTGTAATATATTGGTTTTTAATTCTTGTACCACGTTTACTTTGGCGTGAACATACATATTTAAAAAACAAAAAAAGGGGGGGCAAGAGCCGCATACAAGTACACAGACCACCACTTGGTTTTTATTGGTGATGTAAATTTTTAAATAAGTTTTTATGATTTTGACACTGGTGACGGTCAAAAATATATATATATATTATATATGTTGTCTCTTATAAAAAAAACGAGACGTCTAAAAACGATGAAAAACAAAACGAGATCCTCTAAAAAAGGGGGGGCAAGAGCCGCATACAAGTACAAATCAAAATCAAAACCAACTACAACTACAAATACATCTATTAAATATCTACCAGATGATGTTATGAAGTATTCCATGGGTTTCATTAGACCCGCATTAGACAATAAGTCTATACGTAAAGTGAGTTATGATTATCTTGAAGGTGGTCCTAATAAAAAAAAGGCCATCATTGAGACATATGGTAAAATTGAAAATTGGGATACTTCGAGAGTGACTGATATGAGTGGTCTTTTCAGTTTTACTTCTTTCAACGAAGATATTTCTAAATGGGATGTTTCTAATGTGACTACTATGAAAGACATGTTCGGTGATAATAGAAAATTCAATCAACCCATTGGAAAATGGGGGAAGAAGACAGGTAATGTGACTGATATGCATGGTATGTTTGATACTGCTGAAAATTTCAATCAACCTATTGAAGATTGGGATGTTTCTAAGGTGACTGATATGTCAAATATGTTTGACCATGCTGATAAATTCAATCGTCCTATAAATAAATGGGATGTCTCTAATGTTACTAATTTGAAATGGATGTTCTGTGCTAAAAAATTCAATAAAAGATTAACAACTTGGGGAGATAAGTTGCCGAGAAATGCGGATATCAGTTACATGTTCGGTTATATAAAATGGGATATTGTAAAGAAGATAGCTCCTTGGTATCAAACTAGAAAATCCTTATAATTTTTTAAAAATGTTTTTGTTTGACACGTTTGACGGACACAAATATAAAGGTTTGTGATGAACACTAATCATACTTTCAAAATTGAAATAAAATTCCTTATGATTTTTAAAAAAATGTTTTGAAAAATTTCTTAAAATAATCATATAAAAACCTATTATCAAAATGACTGATTTAAACATTTCCACTGTTAATTATATTGCAAACTCTAATGTAAATGATTTGGATTTAAAAGAAATTTATGAAAATATTGAAATTATTAATTACGATTTTAATTATGATGCGGGTATAATAAAGAAAACTTTCAAAGAAAATACGGTCGGTTTCAATAAAAAAGATAAAAATACAAAAACATCTCCTAAAAAAGGATTTCGTAATCAAATTTCTTTTGATATTTCAAATACTCAATTGATTGAATTGGATAAAACAGATAAAATTATGTTCAATGAGTATTCACATTTCCACAAAAAGGATAAAGAAACATTTGATGAATATACTAATTATAATAATATGTATTATTTTCAACAAAGCAAATCTTTCCTTCCAATTAAAGAGATAAAGCTTGTATTAAATGATGACGCAAAGTTAAACGATGAGATCATTATCATTTCCACAAGTTCAAAAAAGAAAAATCAAGACAAAATTCTTATTAAATACAATGTAACACAATATGACATTGACAATAATTTTGTAAATATTGATCTTACCAGAAAATATCAAATTACCGGACTATATGTGAAAGCGAATAATGTTGTCTCGTGTAATATTAAAGCATTTGTTGAAACAAGTCTATTCTGGTTCAATACCGGAAAATTAAAAATTTCGGGATGTACTTCCGATAAAGGAGCACAAGAAACATTCAATGTCTTCAAACAATATTTTGATAAACTTGGATATGATATTATTTTGAATTCTCTTGATATCATTATGATTAATAGCAACTTTTCAATGAACACAAGGATTGATTTGAATATTTTGGAAGAAATTGTCAAAGAAAAGGAGTTGATTTATAATTATGATACGTTGATTCATCCAGCTCTAAAAATCAAGTTCATGTATAATGAACAATATGATACTTGTGGAAAATGCAATTGTAAGAATAAATATAAACAAACTATGGTGTGCTCTGGAATTAAAAAGAGAAAATCAAATTGTAAAGCCATCACAATTCTAGCGTATTCAACAGGTAGTATTCTGGTTATGGGGACAAATAGCTTTAACCAATTAAACCATGTTTATAATTATATTCGTTCGTTGCTGGAAATTAATCTGGATAATATTAAAATTTGAACGCATCCTGTATTTTATTAAAAAGTGCGTCAAAATTTGAAAATTATTTTATAATATAGTTTTAATTATGGTTTCCAAATCAGAAGATTATCTTGAGGTTGACACACAGGTGCCCGGCCAAAATTTCGTGTGTATTTCTTTTATTTCCCCTGAGCATGTTCTTAAACAGAAAGATCGCTTTTTTTTCAAAACTTATATCAATTCTCTTGAGGTGAATGATTCTGGTGTAGCTTCGGTGAAGCCCGATGAATTTGAAAAGAATTTTGATGATTATGTTTCTGTCAATGCACAGGAACTAGAGGAAGAATTTCACAAGAAGCATGATTTCCAGACTACTGTTCGCGGTGTAAAAGTTCGTGGGACATACAACACAATTGATGAGGCTAACAAGCGCGCGGCGGATATCCAGCGTCTTGATCGTAATTTTAACGTGTTCGTAGGTCAGGTCGGATACTGGCTCCCATTTGATGCGGAACCATCCGATGTTGCGAACAACGAATATCTCGAGAAAGACCTTAACGAACTTATGAAACATTACAAGGCCAATCAGATTAAAAAGGAAGTTTTCTATCAGGAACAAATTGATGAAACAAAGAAGAAGGCTCTAATTGAGGCGGAAGCTCAGAAAGCCGAAAACGCAGCATCTTCTGCGATGGAAGCTCTTGGCGTTGAGGAATCCAAAGAGGATTAAATAAAAGGTTGAACCAAAATATAAAGGGTTCTTTATGCTTTCATGGCTTAATGGTAAAGCGACATCCTAGTAAGATGTAGATCCCGTGTTCGATTCACGGTGAAAGCTGATATTTAAATTTTAACATTAATTTCTTTAAGTTTCAATCAGTTGAAGCAGACTTTAAGTATTCTATGAGATTAAGTCTTTCATCTTTCTTCTTAATTCCTGAAAATACCATTTTTGTGCCTTTCATGAATTTTTTCGGGTTTAATAAGTAATCAAATAAGTTTTTCTCATCCCATATTATACCCGAATCCTTATTAGCTTTGGAATATGAATAACCATCTGCTTGTCCGGATTTTCTACCGAAGAAATTCCACAAATTTGGACCCTGTTTGTGTGCTGCTCCTTTTTCAATTGTATGACACTGGGAACATTTTGTTTTGAAAATCTTAGCACCTTTAGATTCACTCATATAATTACAATTATAAAAAATTTCATAAAAAAAACAACAATATGATGTCAATTTAAAAAAGAAAAACCTAAAAAAAAAGGTTTTTCCTTTTTTTCAAAAAACATTAGAAAATTGTTAAAAAAGCAAATTTACCTTATTGTAATTCTACTCGTTTTTTTAATTTTTATATTTTTTAATTTTCATATTCGACATCGATTACTTTGCCGAGCATTACAAGGGAGTTAGAATCCATTACAGCAATTCGTCCAAGTCCGGGGGTCTTGTCGTAAGGCTCAAGGAAGAATGGCTTTGAGGGTTCAAACACGATTTCAGCGTTTTCACCGCGTTCAAGAGATTCAGGAGATTCAAGTTTAGTTCCACCAGTCTTCTTACCCATCTTCCAGTTGATTGCGGTCATCTTACAAGAACACTTTGCGGTTCGAACATGAATAATAGGACAGAATCCAGGTTTTAGCTTACCCGGATGATCCTGAACAGAAACCATTGCTGTGAACTTCTTAACTGGCTTACAAATTCCATCGGTTGTTTTGTAAATTACGTCACCCGCTTTTGGCATATTATCCTTTTCAAGTCCCTTAATAGACATTCCAATATTGTCGCCAGGAAGGCATTCGGTGAACTTCTTATGATGCATTTCCATAGAAAACATCTTACATCCAGTGATATTGTTGGGAGCAAAGGAAAGAGGGTCATCAACTTTAGCTACACCCTGTTCAATGCGACCTGTAATGATAGCACCAACACCCTTAATGTTATAAACACCAGATACAGGGATACGCAGAGGAGCATCAATGATACGCTTGGGTGGAGTTACGAATTTTTCAAGGGCATCGAGAAGTGTCACACCCTTTACCTGAGTTGTAGGATTAATATTCGCAGCCCAACCGTCATACCAAGGCATCTTGTCAGTGGGCTCTGTGAGATTATCACCATTAAAACCGGAATACGGAATGAAAGGAATTTTCTTGGGCTTCATACCACACTGCTGAAGCATAGCACTCATCTCTTTCTTAATCTCGTCAAAGCGTGTCTGAGACCAATCGCAGGAATCCATCTTATTAATACCAACAATAACTTTCTCAATACCAAGAAGAGCTAGGAGACGAGCATGCTGACGAGTCTGTCCTTCGACTTCACCCGTAGCACGATCACCCTTAGCAATAGCAGCCTCAAAACCACCCTTTTCAGCGGGAATGAGAATGAGAGCGGCATCGGCCTGACCAGCACCAGAAATCATGTTCTTTACATAATCTCTGTGTCCTGGGGCATCTACAATAGAATAATGATAAGAATCTGTGTAAAACTCCTTTGTGTTACAGTTGACAGTTACACCGCGCTCACGCTCTTCCTTGTTAGTGTCCATGTAATAGGCAAACGCAAAACTGGATTTACCGTTCGCATCAGCCTTCTCCTGAAGCTTAGCCATATCACGGGCATTAATACCGCCGAGCTTGAAAATAAGATGACCGGTTGTTGTAGATTTTCCGGCATCGATGTGACCGGTAACTACAAGAGAAATATGCTGCTTTTCACGAGAATCTGCCATAATTTGATAATAATAACTTTCAAATACCTACTTTTTACAATAAATTTCTCAAAACATTTTTAAAAAATTTATAAGGAATTTTAACAAACAATTTTAAAATATACTGTTATGAAATAAAATTCCTTATTACATTGAATTTTGTGAAAATGATATAAAGCCTATGACACCTAATATTATAATAAGTAATATTATAGTTATAATAATGTATAACTTGTATTTCTCAAAAAAATCATCTTCATCTTCATCTTCATCTTCATCGTCATCGTCATCGTCATCGTCATCGGCATCGTCATCGGCATCGTCATCGTCATCATTATCTTTGCCTCTCAATGCACTTACTAAATCAGAAATATACCTAATTTCTTCTTTATACTTTTTTTTATCCTTCTTTTTTAAACGTTCCTTTTCGTCTTTTAGTTGACCTTTTGTCATATCGTCATATTTGCCATCGTAGTTAACACCACTTTCATCTTCGGATTCCTCCTCCTCGTCCTCCTCGTCATCAATTTCTTCTTCATCTTCTTCTATTGTTTTTTTAGTTACATTTACCTTCTTAAATTCTTGACCATATTTAGCATCTTTAACTCCTGCACCTTTTTCAACAATTTCTTTAACATCTTCAACATTATCAACAGGATAATCCGTATAAGGTAATTCATCCAATCGGTTTTCCAGTTTATACTCATCTACTAATAAATCAGTAACGTCATCAAGTTTATCTCCAACCGAATATATTACACCTCTATCCTTTTCGTCTTCACCGTAATTGTTATCGTAAGGTTTTGCTGATTTGTAGAAATAATTTCTTTCGGAATGAACGACTGAATGATAAGCAGCACCAATACCAACACTCTTATTCTGATCATAAAGAGTGTTCACTACATGAACTACACCATATCTTACTCGTGGATTTCGTGTCTTACTCTTAAACCAACAATGATGTAGTGTAACCTTTAAATTACCGTCATCTTTATCATGATCGTCGTCATGACCTATTAACATATTTTTATGTTGGTCTTCACCAAATACACACCATGAAACAGTTATGAAACTCGCTTCACGTTTTATATCAAGTGCTCCATCAGGACTTTTTGTAAAATTACAATGATCTACCCAAACATGATGTGATCTATATATAACAAGATTGTCGTGTTCCTCGTCAAACTCATCTTGATCTGCTAATCCAAAATTTATATTTTGAATAATTACATTTTCTTGTTCCTTAATTTCAATCCCACCTATTATAGTACAACCTTCACCATAAACAGTACAATTGGATGGTATCTTAAAAACAGATGTGTCATCCGGATCTAATTTAAAAGTTCCTTTTAGAATGATAATTGATGGTTCGTTGTCTTTACTAAGATCTTCACACAGATCATGAAATTCTTCAACATCACCATCAATCTCATATCTTTTTCCTCCTTTGCCACCCGTTGTTGTTTTAAGACCATTACCTTCTACAAAAGCAAAACCAAATGTCATTTAAAATAATATAATATTTTTTTCAAGGAAAATGTTTAAAAAACTAACTTGAAACTCTATACACCTTTCAATATATAAAATATGACAAAGCGAATTAGAATGGACGAATCCGACTACAATTCTAAAAAGGTAAAACTATATCACTCTTATCTTCCAGATATGTTATTTATTTACGAGATAAATCCTTACATTATTATGGCATTGGACAACGAATCTATTCGTGTTGCTGTTAAATACTACCTTGAAGGTGGTTTTAAGAAGGATGTATCTATTATGAGATATGGTGAAATCAAAGATTGGAATGTTTCTCACGTTACTGATATGAACAATTTATTTGGTGTGAATCGTGATATGAATTATTATAATGGACATCTATTAGAACTTTGTAAATTTAACGAAGATATTTCAAAATGGGATGTCTCTAATGTTACAGATATGAGTTTTATGTTTGATGGATGTGTTTCTTTCAATCAACATATTGGATGTTGGAAAACTTCCAAAGTAACAGATATGCGATACATGTTTTGGGAAGCAGAAAGTTTCAACCAATCTATTAAAGATTGGGACACTTCTAGTGTTACTAGTATGAATTCTATGTTTTCATCTGCGGCTGATTTCAACCAATCTATTCAAGGTTGGGACACTTCTAGCGTGGAAGATATGAGTTCTATGTTCAGTTCAGCAACTAATTTCAACCAACCTATTGATAAGTTGGATACTTCTAAAGTAACAGATATGAATTCTATGTTCTGTTCTGCAACGAATTTTAATCAACCTATTGATAAGTTGAACACTTCTAATGTAACTAATATGAGCGGTATGTTCTTTGGTGCTACAAATTTCAATCAACCTATCGGTGATTTGAAAACAACTAGTGTTGTAACAATGTCTCATATGTTCTATAATGCCAAAAATTTTAATCAATCTATTGGTAACTGGGATACTTCAAAAGTGACCGATATGAGAAATATGTTTTATGGAGCTGAATCGATGAATGTTGACGATTTAGATTGGTTTAATGAATAAAAATGATAAATATATCATTTTGACCGAAAGGTTTTTTAAAATTTATATTTTATTTGATTAAGTATCATATCTTTTATAATAATATCTTCTATATTGACTGGTTCAAAAAGCATTTCAGACCAATCCACTTTTTCATTAAAAACATTTGCCCTTAAATTCCTTTTTTCTCTTTCAAAACTTCTGTCATTTTCCGATTTTTCATCCTTTATATCATATGATATACCAAAATCACCTATAAATAACTCCATTTCTCCATTTTGTTGTTGTTTAACAAATATGTTTCCAGTATGTAAGTCGTTGTGTACGATTTGATTCTGATGCATGATTTCAATTTTCTTTATAAGTTTTTTTTTCATTTTTGGTGAAATTGTGTTTCCTTTTTTTAACCAACTTTTCAGGTCACCTTCGTTCATATATTCCTGTATAATAAAAAATTTTAATGTGTCCTTTGCTCCTTTATTGAGACAAAAAAAGCTATCGTAAATCTTTGGTGAAATACCAAGGTCAGAACCTTTTTTAGCCAGTTTTGCTTCGTTTTTAACCATTTTTATCTCCTGGTTTGAACTAATATTCTGAACCTTTATTGCATACTTTGCGTCTAATTTAGAAGCCAAATACGTTTTTCCAAAAAAACCGGAACCGAGTTCTTTTTCTTTTGTATATTCTTTAAAACATACATCCTTTTTCTTGGTATTACTAGGAAAATATATAGGGACATTATCTATTTTTAGCTTCAAGTAATTTTTATTACTTTTTATACAAAATTCAATAAACTTAGACTGTGATATATAATTTTGACGATCTTTTCCAGAAAACCTTTTTTCATAATCATTCTTTAATTTTTGTTTCCTTTTTTCAATTTGGACTTTATTCATTTTAGAATATTTTTCATACATCATATCAAATATTTTGTTTATATTTGACACATCAAAAATCATACGAGAACTAATTATATAAAGCATATAAAATAAATCTATAATCATATAAACAAATAAAAATATCATAAAATAATAATGATTTCGAGTTTGAAAAATACAAAAAAACTGCGTAAATGCCTTATAAATAATCAAGAATTTCATAAGGAATACCTTTTTACCCAAAATGGAAACCCATTTGTATTCCAACTAAATAACACAACAATTACCAAATCAAATCTGGAACAGAACTATTTCCTAATAAAAACAACAGATGACTATTTGATGAAATTTTTGAAAAAATTGAAGATTGAAAACTTCAATTCCGCATATTTTTGCTATTTAAATGAATCTTGTAAATTTTTTGGTCTTTCAAGAGAAGAAACGGAACAAACATTAAAAGAACAATCAATTGTAGATTTGATTATTTTGCCTAAATTGAAAACGGAAATAATTATAGACGAACAGGTAAATACTATAAAATTTGAAATTCTACAGTTGAAAAAGCACGATTTTGAATTTAATATTTCTCAAACACAATTTCCAAAGACAGTTGAGAAATCAGTTGAGAAACCGGTAGAACAACCAGTTGAGAAAAAGGATCAATTGCCTGAAAAATACCAGAAAATGAAAAGAATGGGTATACCAATGGAAGCAATCAAACAAAAAATGGCAATGGATATGAATCAACCTCCAAAAGCGGTTTTATTTAATTCAATTGTCCTAAAAAAGACTGAACCTATTAAAAGTAAGCCCAAAACAAATCAATTTGGTATATCACTCGATCAAATACAGTCTATTCTAAAAAAATTAAAACCGATTGCGTAAAAATTTTTTAAATTTTTATGTTTTATACTTTTATAAATGTTCCTTTATATAATTTTGTTCGTATTGATAATAGCTTTGATGATATCACAAGGATTTTTTATTGTGAATTTTGAGAAAATTAATGAGTTTTTTAATATACATGAAAAGGAACAAGTAGTAAAACATGTAAAAAATGATGACGAACAGAACCTTGAAAGGGATTTAACTGAGTTTATTAATAATGAAGAGACGCTAAGCAGCACACCAATAGACTCACTTGAATTATACGAAGACTGTGTTTAGTGGATTAAAACTTCAAACAAAATATATATGAACATTATATATGAAGCTTACAAGAACTTCAAAAATTCCGAATAAAAAACTGACATTAAAAAGAAAAATTGTTAAAAATTTGAACTTGGTTTCAAATAATAATATAGGTTATATTATTGAAAAAATGACGATTCTAGAGTTGGAGCAGAAAATTTCCGAGGCGCGTGACGCCTATTACAATTCTGGAACTCCAATTATTACTGATGAAGAGTTCGATGATCTTATCGATAAACTTGAAGAGCTTGATCCAACTAACCATGTTTTAAAGGAAGTTGGTCATGAAGTTTCTGATTCGAAGAAGATCAAGTTACCTTTCTTCTTGCCCTCTATGGACAAGCATAAAAAGGAGACTCTGTCTAAGTGGACTTCTAAGTATTCCGCTCCTTACCTTGTAAGTCAGAAGCTTGATGGTGTTTCAGCCCTGTTTGTTCAGAAAGCTGGAACGCGCAAGCTCTTTACACGTGGTAACGGTGAGTATGGTACAGACATTTCAAACCTTATTTCTAAGATTTCAAGTTTCAATAATATCAAAAAGGTTGATGTTGTAGTTCGTGGTGAGCTCATTATTGAGGATTCTGTTTTCGAAAAGAATTTCGATCACGGAAATGCTCGCAATGCTATGAGTGGAATTGTAAATTCTAAGAGTATTCACAAGAAAATTCATGTTGTTAATTTCATCGCGTATGAAGTAATTGAACCTAAATTGAAACCGTCTCAACAGTTTGATTACGCGAAAACAATCGGTTTTCAGACTGCTAAGCATTACAAAATTAATAAGGAAATTACTGCTGAGACAGCATTTAATATCCTAAAAGATTGGAAAGAAAATAATGAGTTTACTATTGATGGTATCATCATCGCAAGCGATGGTGTTTACGAACGTAAGGATGCGAATCCTAAGCATGCTATTGCTTTCAAGGCTCTATTTGATTCTCAAATGGGTCAAACGGAAGTTATTGATGTTGTTTGGTCTACTTCTAAACACGGTCTTCGTAAACCAGTTGTGCATGTGAATGCTGTAAAAATTGGTGGAACTACTGTGAAAAAAGTTTCGGGTCAAAATGCTCGGTTCATTGTTGATAAGAAAATTGGCATTGGAGCAATTGTTTCGGTAACTCGTCGTGGTGATGTGATTCCATACATTGAAAATGTGCTAAAACCTTCTAATAAAGTGGTTTTGCCAGAAGGAAAATGGAACTCTACGAATGTCGATATCATGATCGATGTGCTTGATGATGAAGCACAGATTGCGGAGAACTATGCGTTCTTTCATGGTTTCGACTTACGTGGATTCGGAAAAGAAACTCTAAAAAAGTTATATTCGAGTGGATACAAAACAATTCCACAGATTTTAAGTATGACTAAAAATGATTTCACAAACATTGATGGATTTCAGGGAAAAATTTCAGATAACCTCATGAAAGTTCTTACGAATTTCAAAAAGGGTAATTATGAAAGCGTTCCCGTTCATCAAATGATGAGCAAGTCTAATTTGTTTCCAAACCTTGGAAGCAAGAAACTAATCCTAATTACTGAAAAATATGATATTAATCGTAAGTTCACAAAAGAGGATATTGTATTGATTAAGGGATTTTCCGAAAAAAGTGCTAATGTTTTCATTGACAATCTTGACAAATTTAAGACATTTGCGACAGAGATTAGCTATGACATTAAGAAAATTAAGAAGCGTTCTAATAATGCAACGGTTACTGTCAAAGGTAACCCTCTATTGAAGAAGGTGTTGTTTACTGGCGGTGTTGTTGCTGAATTCGTTGAGGTTGTTAAGAAAAATGGCGGTGAACAATCTAGTTCACTTACTAATGATACCACTTTACTTGTTACAAAAAATAAGACTTCTGCGTCGTCTAAAATGAAGAAGGCGACGGAAAAAGGAATTCTGATCGTAGATCATGATGATTTCCGTTCTAAATTTATGTAACTTCAAAAAGATACTAACTATCTTCTTTATCAAAGGATGAAGTTTTTTTGAAAAAAAGTTAAAAAACGAACTTGAATTATAATAATAATATAACAACGCAAATTAATGAATGAAATCTTTGCGAATCCTTGATTGCAACGAATACGTAGTAGAGTCTCTTATCAAATCAATTAAAAATGTAGATTTAACAGGTGATTTTGAAGATACTGGTGAGTATATAAATCCAATTTATAATAAAATTACTGTTCAATCGACTATAAAAATTGATAAGAAAAAGGAATTCAAAAGAAAGAGAGACGATGACGATAATAATAATGTCAAAAAATATCGTGTCGATTCTATGATTCCTATTGAGAATGTCGTTGAAAACATTTGCGGTAAAACAGATCTTAATAAGCTAACAGTTAAACAGTTGAAAGACATCATTAAAGCTAAAAAGCTTGATATCAAGACTAGTAAAATGCTGAAGGCTGAGATCGTAACTGCTGTTGAAAATGAGCTGTATATTAATGAATATTCCGATGAAATTGACACTGAACACGAAGTAATTCAAGTTAAAAGTGTATCAGAACAGAATATTTCTAGGGAACAGCGTCGTCATCAGAGAAACGCTAAAAGAAATGATATTATCAATAATCAAGAAATTGTAAAAGAAAAGCGAACAAGAATGCGACAAGAAGTTGTCGACCTTACTTCTTTATTTTCGGGAACATTATAATTTGTGATGTTTCCTTTTTTTTCAAAAATGTTTAAAAAACTAACTTGAAATTATATATCAAAAAGTAAACACAATAACTATGTCAGACGAATTGAAGAAAATTATTAATTCTAATCTTTGTCCTATTTCACAAGATATTATCGTTGATCCTGTCATCGCTGATGATGGACATACTTATGATAAATTTTACATTGAGGAATGGGTGAGTAAAAATAATACGTCTCCTATAACGCGTGACGTAATTTCTAACAAATTTATTGACAACACAATTTATAAAAGTATCATAGCTAGATTAATTGAAATTGATGAAATTTTCAAAAATAAGTATATTTCAATGAAAAAAGATCTTTCATCTTTAAATGATTTAAATATAAAACGGGTTGTAAATCTATATTTTGACAATAAAGACAAATGTGTTCTGACATACGGACCGATTGAATATTGGGATGTTTCTAGAGTTACAGATATGAGCTTTTTGTTTCTTGATATGGAGAATTTTGATGAAGATATTTCTGAATGGGATACTACTAATGTTAAAGACATGACCGGAATGTTTAAGAATGCCAAAAAGTTCAATCAACCTATTGGTGAATGGGATGTTTCTAATGTCAAAACTATGAAAGGTATGTTCGCTTTGACTATTGATTTTAATCAACCGATTGGTGATTGGTATACAGCTAGTGTGACTGATATGTCTCATATGTTTAATGGAACTAAAAATTTTAATAAAGATATTTCAGGTTGGGATGTTTCAAATGTTGAGAACTTAAACGCAATGTTTGCTAATACAGAGCGTTTCAACAAACCTTTAAATCGTTGGAATGTTTCTAGTGTGCTTACGACGATGGGAATGTTTTCCCAAGCGGAAGCATTTAATCATCCAATAAATAAATGGAATGTATCTAATGTGACTGACATGCGTCTTATGTTTTACAGAGCGATTTTCAATAAACCTATTGGACAATGGGATGTATCAAAAGTTAAAACTATTAATTCGATGTTTTATGGTTCTAATTTCTGTCAAGATATTTCAAAATGGAATTTAGCAGATTTGGAAGATTATGAAACAGTATTTGTAGGTAATCGGATGACACAAGTATCGAAATTTATGCCAAAATTTATTAAAAGTTAATTTAGATTTTGTTGTGTTTTTTTTTGAAATCATTCATAATACACCAAAGAGCACGTATATCATCTGGATTTGTCCAATCATAACGAAAGCCGTATGTCCAAGTGTCAGTGTATCTACACGTTTTATTTTCCTTTTCGGTTTTAAACTCTTTATGAAGCGTCAAAGTTCGACGGATGTTTCCATCTTTTTCCATCAATTTTGAAGGAATAACATAAAAGTAGTTTGTGTTCGCTAAATTCAACCAATAGAAATCGTTGTCATCAATAGCATATTGTGTCTTATAACGTCCATCATTTTTCTCCAAGATAAACTTAAACGAATTTTCAATATTATCACGGCGATTAACAGTTTTCTCTTGAACTCTTACAATTTCATCAATCTTAAAGTCAACCGCACAGAAATCAATTTCTTCCATGTCAAAGACTTCCGAAAAAGTTTTTTGGCGTAGTCGAATATATTTTATTTCAAGTTTTTTGTTTTCACTACATAATAATTCAATATCACTGAATGGTTTATAAAGTTCCGAATACTGTTCGATATATTCATTAATCTTTGCAATAATATCGTCCTTTGCAACGTGATATCCTTTTGTTACTCCACTATTATATTTTAAACATGTATTTGGAATCTTTGTTGAATAAGGAGGTATTATGAGAAACTCATCAATTTTGACATTATGACAAATAACAATCATATTCTCATAATAGTTAAATCTTTCATATGTGTTCTTAAATTTATCAGGACAATTGTATCTGTTGTTCATATTAAATTTCGGTATGACTGCATTAGATGCTTTCATTTGAACCGGAAACCAGGTTTGTCTGCTTGATCCCTTTTTATGAACAGCGAGGTCGACGAAACAGCCTTCACGACCAACTTCTTCAAATTCAAGATTTGTATCGTTTATAATTTCCCCAAGTCTTGTAATCGATATGTCTTCTGTATTGACATTTGAAGTTTCAGGATTAGCCGCGCGTTCTTTTGCTTTCTCACCCTGATTTTTTCGACGTTCACTTGCGGATACAGTAGGATTTTTTGCGTAAGATTCAATTGACATTTTTTCATAATTTTCACCGAATTTGAAATGAAAAAATAAATAATTGAAATGAAATTGTTTACCATTCAGTCTAGCTTTTTCTTTTTCAGCCTTAATTATTGCGTTGAATTGTTCTTCTGTCTCTTTAATACAATCTTTACCATATTTCTCAATGAATTTTGCGTATGTCCAAGTCATATTAAAAAATCTCTTCTACTTAAAATAACTATGATTCTTATCTTTATATGTTTTTATTTGAGTGTAAATGTGTTCTTCTTATAATATTTATTCCTTTTCTTAAATTTACTTTCATAAACTTTCGTTTGGTCAACGATATCCAAAATATAAGGTGTCTTTAACCGGGATTCAGGCGTTTGTCTTAATATTCTTCCAGCACTTTGAACAACGTCACTCTTGGGGCTAGCAAATATAAGTGTATTAAGGGTTTCAACATCGAATCCCTCCGACACGTAACTATATGTTGCTAAAATTACGGGTTTCTTACAATTTTCAATAAGCGTATTATGCTTTATGCCACCGACCGCATATCCTGATTCAATGTCCATTTCAGTTAACTTTTCAGCGATATCTTTAAGCTGAGATAACCGCTCGCTCAAAATTAGAATATGACGATTGTGTTTTAGAAACTTTTCAATATATGCGCAAATAATTTTTGTTCTTTTAGGGGATGACACAAGCTTTGAAATCATTGCTGCAGAGTTGATATTTCCTTTAAAATTTGTAATCTCTTTTTGAAAATTTTCATCAGTGAATTCAAGCTTTTTAACTACAACTTCTCCGAAATTTTCAACCACATTTGGTGAAAAGGTTGGCCCAATGAAATAATTCAACACAAATTCAGTTTCATCTTTTCGCGTAAGTGTAGCACTCAGACCTAAATTAAACTTAGAAGAACACTTTGAAAAGGCACGAGAGAAAACGTTTGCTGCCAAATGATGTGTCTCATCAAAAATTGTTATTCCGAAACTATCAAACGCATTTTTAGTAAAGTCCTTCATCGAAATAGACTGAAGCATTGAAATAACAATATCCTTATTTTCAATATCAAAAATCTTGCCTTGAATTTTACCAATTTTCGCATTAGGTAAAAACTGTTTAATTCGGTCAACCCATTGATCAGCAAGAAATTGCTTATGTACGACAATGAGAGCCTTTTTCTTAATTAACGAAATCACATATAATGCTAACGCTGTTTTGCCACCGCCAGTTTTTAAGTTAAGGATTGCTCCACAATTTTCCTTAAATATTGGCAAAAAATCTTGCATTAAATCTTTCTGATTTTCACGTAAAAAACCATTGAAACTCAATGAGATTTCATCACCATTTGGAATAATGTAATCTGCTTTACCAAATTTTTCAATACCATAATATCGAGGTACGTAAAGATTATTTTCGCTTTCCAAAAAAATCGGAAAAGGTTCAGGAAGACCTCCATAGTTCTGCATTATAAATCTTTGAGATTTGTAAGGCTGAACTGTCAGCTCTTTCCTAATTTTTGATAATTCATTGATATGTTTTTCTTTATTGATTACGTAACCTGATCTTTTTATCATCTTGTTAAAAATATGAGTGATTCTTATATTTATATGTTTATATTTAACAAAACTGTTTCGAAAATTCTCGGTTTTTTTTCGGTTTTTTTTTCGGGTATTTATAAGGTATTTTTGATACTTTTCCTAATACATACCCGAGAATTTTCGGGTTTCTGACAAGTCGAAATCGCGGGGGGCGTCTCTAAATTTCAAAAAAGTTTTGTTTGAAATCCTAATTGGTCAAACGTCAATTTATAAGGGGAAAGTGTCAATTCGCGTATTATGACTTTTGATACCATCCCTAATACAGTGTTTTGTCTATTTTTTGTTAGGATGTGTTTTGAACCCCTTCCTTATTTAGAAAAAGTAAAAATTTTTCATCTCAATGTACAGAGGGTTCTCCTCCCTACATTTCAGGTTTTCAAATACCCGAAAATTCTCGGGTTTTTTTTCGGTCTTGTTTTTCTTCTTTTTTGTATCTTCTTCCTATTCTTTTTTATTATATATATTTTTTTTAAAAATAAATAATATATAAAAAGGTAATAGATAGAATAAACTCCTAAAAAGAAACAACCATATAAAGAAACACAACCCGAAAAAATCTCGAGAATTTTCGGGTACAAAAATCAAAAAACATCTTTTAAAAGGAATTTTATAGTCAATCACACTTATTTGAAAAAGTCAATGAATTCCCTTATTAATTTTTAAAAAATGTTTTAAATTTTTTTATATAATAAGTATAATAATAATGTTTCAAACTGTACAAGATAAAATTCGTGTTTCTTTCGATGGAAATGAATTAAAAGGAATTTCAAGTGATGAAACACTTACAGATGAACTAAGGAAGAAGATTGAAAATAAAATTGCAGGAAAATGCAATTCAAAAGGGTATATAGTTTCAGATACTATTGAAATTATTGATAAGACGAAGTTCTCGATTCCAAACGAAAATCTTAAAATTATTTATATTACTGATGTAATTGTTAAGTATGAACTAATTACTCCTATTCCAGGTTCGACATTTGAAGTTAAACAAATAAGCAAAAATCGCATTGGAACATTATGTGAAGTAGTAGATGAAAGACTCCCTTTTATTGTTCTTGTTCCGAATGATTTGTCTAAAAATACCGACGATATTGGTGACAAATTTGAAGTCGAAATTATCACTTCAAAGTTTGACATTTCAGATGAAAAAATAACAGTAATTGCTAAAAATGCTTGAAATAAAATATACAAATCAATTCATTTACAAATCTCTAAAATCTTCTTCAAAATTCCTTATAAATTTTCTAAAAATGTTTTAGAAAATTTTTTAAAAAACATAACAAATATATATCCATAAATTTTTCAATATGTCTTCAAATGATAAAATTAAACGCTACACTCTATTTCCTATTCAATATGGAGATGTTTTCAATATGTATAAGAAAGCAGTTGCTGCTTTCTGGACTGTTGAGGAAGTTGACCTAACAAAGGACATTGATGATTGGCAGACACTTACTTCTAATGAAAAAGATTTCGTTTCTAAAGTTCTTGCTTTCTTTGCTGGAAGTGATGGAATTGTTATCGAAAATCTAGTTGTAAATTTCATTCAGGAAATTGATATTCCCGAAGTAACATCGTTCTATACATTTCAGGCTGCTGTCGAATCTATTCATAGCGAAATGTATTCTCTCCTCATTGAAACCCTAATCAAAAATGAAGATGATAAAAATAAACTATTTGATGCCGTTAATAACTTTCCCGCTATAAAGAAAAAGGCTGAATGGGCTATCCGTTGGATTCAGGATGATTCCGCAAACTTTGCGACAAGGCTCGTGGCATTTGCTTGTGTTGAAGGGATTTTCTTTTCTGGTGCTTTCTGTTCTATTTTCTGGCTTAAAAAGCGTGGCTTGATGCCTGGATTGTCGCTATCGAACCAGTTCATTTCCAGAGATGAAGCTTTACATACTGAGTTCGCGGTTATGATTTATAAGAAATTTGCCGACAAACTGGATGAGGAAACTGTTAAAAAACTAATAAGTGAAGCAGTTGAAATCGAACAGGAGTTTATTACAGAAGCGTTACCTTGTAATTTGATTGGTATGAACGCTAATTCAATGAAACAGTATATTGAGTTTGTCGCTGATCGTCTCATCAATCAATTAGGTTATAAAAAGATCTACAATACACAAAATCCTTATGAATTCATGGAAGCCATTTCACTTGAAGGCAAGACAAATTTCTTTGAGAGTCGTGTGTCGGAATATTCGCGTGCTAACGTTCAAACAAATTCAAGTTCCGGTTCTCTGAACATGACAAAAAGTTTCTGCGATGACGCTGATTTTTAAAAATTGAAAAAATCATCAAGCGTAGTCGTTTCAGTCGCTTTTTTTGTTTTTGTTTTCTTTTTGGATTCAATTTTTGGAGTTTCCACTTTAATTTCTTCAACCACATCTGTAAAATTTAAGTTAATATTTGTATCTTCCTCAATCAAATCGTCCATATCATTCTTAAGAGAAACAAATGGATGCTGTGCGATCTTGTAGATAGTATTAGAATGAAACTGTTCATACGAAAGATCTCCTCCAAATATATTTAATAGTTCTTTATCAGGTGAAGGTTTAATTTTCTCCGAACATTCATACATTTCATGAAGCATAGAAAAGGTATTAAAATCGTGAAATTTTAAAACCGCGTGGCAAGCACAATTTAACGAACAATAGCATCCGGTTGTTTGAAACACACCATTAACTTTTCTAATGGGGATTTCATATTTCTTATCGATTTCTTTATGACAATGCATACAATTCAATGTCTTATTTTCAACGACATGGTTTTTATCACTGTCAATCGATTCATATTTACCTGCATCTTGGTCAAAAGCAGATGGAACGACTAGGTCAGAAGAATATTCAAAATTCAAAGAACCGGAATCTTGAAAAAAATTATTTTCAACACAAGATTTTTTTAGGAATAGAATAAGATTTGATGGTAAAGTTGAAACAGTCATTATTATTTCTTACAATTTACAAATCTTTTATCTTTATATGATTTTTATATAATTATTTGGTATTTGTAAGGTAAAAATGTATATTTTGCCTTTGTATATTACTTATTTTTATAATACATAACCTTGAAATAGTTTAGACATATCAGTAACATCTGATGTGTTCCGATCTTCAATCTTACTATATTTTTTGATAATAGAATCCCCCTTCTTACCACCTTCAAGGTAGTCGTTGACAGCAACACGAATAGTTTCATTGTCTAATGCCAAGATAATATAAGGTTAGATCTCATAACGCACCATTAAATCGTGTAAATAACTCATTTTACAATTAATCTTCGGGTAAATACCAACAAATATATACAGTTTCAAGGTCGGTTTTTTTAAAATTTTTTGTAAAAAAGATAGAAGAAATCTATCAAATTTTATTTAGTTTTCATCCTCAGAATTATCACTATCACATATTGTGAAACCAAGGGGCATTCTCAAGATTGAAACTTTCAGCATTTTCAAACATATCTTTCATATAAGTTACACTTGAAGTGTTCCATTTACCAATGGGTTGATTGAAACTAAGAGCATCCATAAACATACCTCCCGTATCAGTTACATTAGAAGTATCCCATTTACCAATATCTTGATTGAAACTATCAGCACCTGCGAACATACCTTCCATAATAGTAACATAAGAAGTATCCCAATTCCCAATAGGTTGATTGAAACGTTTAGCGTTAGTAAACATATTATACATATCAAACACATTAGAAGTATCCCATTTACCAATCGGTTGATTGAAACTTTCAGCATTTTCAAACATAGAGCCTATATAACCCAAATTAGAAGTATTCCATTCCCCTATTGGTTTATTAAAACTTTTAGCACCTGCGAACATTGCTCCCATATTAGTCACTTTAGAAGTATCCCACTTAGAAATGTCTTGATTAAAACTTTCAGATTTGCAGAACATTATTTCCATAGTAACTACATTAGAAGTATCCCATTCTCCAATCGGTTGATTGAAATTTTCAGCATCATAGAATATACCTTCCATATCAGTCACATTAGAAGTGTCCCATTTAGAAATATCTTCGTTGAAATTGGAACTTTTAAATAGCATACTCATATCAGTCACTTTAGAAGTATTCCATTTACCAATTGGCCCATACCTCTTTACAATAGCATCCTTTTTTTCACCACCTTCAAGGTAGTCTTTGACAGCAACACGAATTGTTTCGTCATCTAATGGAAAATTACGAATGTAAGGAAAGATCTCGTAAAGTGCCACAAACTCTGGCACATAACTCATTTTCTTCAAGTAAATTTGTTGTGAAATAATATACAGTTTCAAGGTCGTTTTTTTTAAATTTTTGTAAAAAGGATAGAAAATTATATATATAAATAAAATAACAGATATATGCGTTTAAAGTGAATAGTTTTTATATTTGAGTAAAAGTAATATGACAAAACATTATTTAGATGAAATTTTTGGTGAGTTCGATGAAACAAAATGGGGTGATGCGGAGATGCTCGATGAGATAAAGGAAGAAAATTTGAAAAAGAACACAAATCCATGGAACATGAAATTAGTTCAAGAAATTCCAAAAAAAGAACCTGATCCTAAACCAAAACCTAAACCTAAACCGAAGTCAAAAATTCTTAAAGGAGAGGTTATTAATGTAACTGGAAAACGAGGTCAAATACTTTCAGAAAATGTAAAGTATCATTTTTCATCTATTACTGCGAAAATGACCGGCATTCGACCAAAAGATAAAGTTACATTCGAGATAGGAAGAATTAAGAAAAATGGTGATAGCACCGCTAAGAATATTGAAATCATTAAAATGACATAAACTTGTGTCAATTTTTACAAAAAATTTTTATGTATCTTTATTATAAATAAGCAAATGTCTTCTCCTGAAATTTTTCTAAACGCCAGTAATACAAAGTTACTTAAAAAAATCATAACAGATCACATTGATAAAAAATATGACATATCGAATATTTTCGAAAACGAAAATATTGCGAAAGCATTTGAAATCAAGAAACTTGAAATTTCTAAAAATTTGAAAGAAACGGACGATATTGTAAACTGTAATAAAATATTTTTACAGTATTTTGTTCCTTTTGTTTATAATAATATTCCTGCTTCGGTAACATCACATGACATAGTTGAACAATTTACCAAAGAAAATACTGAAAAATTAGAAGGTGTTAAAATCGACACAACAGAGAATCAGCCACATAAAAAGATTTCAGAAAAGGATCTAGACATATGTTCAGCAGATCGCAACGAATATCGTTCGCCAACCAGTAAAGCGATGACACCTTATAAATTTGATGTGAATTTAGCATCAAGTGAAACAAACATTTCTATTTCGACACAAGAGACTTTCAAAAATATTATCGGTGTTAACTTGACTCATATAATTCTTGCGGATTCGTTGACTAATGATTTATATTCTATCAATAAATATTCTCACCTTTTTATCGAAATTCAGGAACTGAATGGAATATATAGCTCAACAAGCGACCACGGACGTAAAGCTCTTGTAAAGGTTTTGCGTGACACAAGTTGGAATGAAGGAACAAGTGATGTTCGATACAATCTTATGAATACAAAGCGAACTGCTGGCAATTCAGCCGTTGGTTGGTATTCCGAGACTCCTATCAGTTCCCTTTCTAAACTTACGATCCGTATCTTATCGCCAAATGGCTATGAGCTAAAATCGAGACGAGATGTTTTTGACATAACGGCAGTCACAGAAAACCCAGCTTCAATTCAATTTATTTGCGAGAATCGTTTTGAACCTGGTGCTATTCAGGTAGGAAACCGAATGTCTTTCCAAGTTATTTCTATTGAAAATATTCCAGTTGGTAATTACTTAAACGAAGGTGGAGAATTCACAGTAGAATCTGTAAGCAATGACCAGAGCTTCACAGTAACAAAAAATGTTGAAAGTTATGATACAAACGGTTCTCCTGTTTATCAGGATTTCTCTGCTGGAACATTTGATGTAGATGATTATACTGCACTCAATTTATCGATGCAAACTTCTTTAGGGTTGAAAATCAAAACTGTTGAGACAACGAACTTCAATAACTACAAAGCGAATTTAATTTAAAAACATACATATAATATAAAGAGATGATTGATAAATCTTTCGCATCGATCGGCTATTTCGACAAAAATATTATAACGCTCATAAAATTTACTTATGAAAAATTCAAAGAAACAATTAAAAATCTAAATTAAAGATGTCTTCATTCATCTGATCTCTGGTTTGTCGCCTTTTAAGACGTCTAACAGATCTTTTGTACTTTTGATTATTTCTTCCATTATCAGTTACTCTCATCATGTAATTATAACGCAATCTTCTCATTTGTCGTCTTAATCTACGCGAGTTTTGATATATTTCATCTTCGAATATAATATTTTCGTCTCGAATAAAATCATTCCAACTATAAACGGTATCAATTGAACAAGCAATATTATCAACTAACATATCTTCCGGTAATTGTCTTAAGCAATAAGGACATAACGGTCTTTTAAGCATTTTAAGGCAATTATTACAAATATTCTTACCACTGTTACAACATTTCAGCTCATTTATATTTTTTGTAAAATTGTAACAAATGTTACATTCTAAATCACACATACTTACACTGGATATATATATATCTTCAATTATTTATTATTTATGTTGAAGTTTTTTTATAATATCAATCATACGCTATTGATGATAATGATTTTATTGGTTTAATTTAGCAGGAACAAAGTATTTCTATGTTATTTCTTCACATCTATTAGAAAAAAACGGAAATATTCGTAATAATTTAACACTTCATACAGAGTTTAATCCAAATAGAGATAATGGAGGACCTCCATACAATGACGCTTGGACTTATGATTTTAGATTTGATAGAGAACTAATTCAAAAAAATAATGAAGATGAAATTAGTCGTTTATGGAATTTAATTTATTCCGTATCTTAAATATTTCAAATATTATTTAAAACTATGTTTTCTTCTTAAAGAATGACGTAATTGATGTCTGACCATACTTTTTTCCTTCCTCGATCTTAACACGAGACTTAAATAACACATTATAGGCTTCTTTTGCTCGTTCCTCCATTAATTTTTCACGAATTTCACTTTGTGATTTCTTTTCATTTTCAAGCTTTTCACGAATTAAATCAAAGTGATTTGTTGGAAGACGATATCCATATTTACGTAAGTGTTCAAGAGCCAAGCCCATGACCTGACAGCAAGGTTTCGAAATTTGATTCGTAATATAAAATAGATAATCAACTTTCAATTTATGTTCGATTATATAATCAGGGTGTTCGACTCTGTCTCCTTGTAATTTAGGTACTTCTTTTGTTTCAACATATACAAATGGAATTCTATCATTTGATTGAGGTTTATTACCAGGATCACGATCACCCATTCTGTCAGCAAGGGCTTTATGAACAATTGCAGCAGGATTCGCATAAACTGAATTGAGGCGTTTCGTAATAATGAAATATTGCAATGGGAAATTTCCATCTAATATATCGTCAATTGTTGTCAAAAGAAATCGTATCGCACCATCAATATCTTTATCATTCATAATACGTTTGATAATTCCATCATAAACATATTTTACGATTCCAGCGTTATCGCGACGTTTTGTAACAACTCCCATTGAGGTTTGCTTAAATTTATCAAGATCAAATTCATACTTGTTGCCTATGTAGCCTTTTTTACGTAGCAAGATAAAAGGAGAAAAGGTTTTTTCATATTCAAGTTTGTGAGGATAGGCAAGTAATTTCTGTATACCTTCTTCAACCTCTACACTTCTGTCGATTGATTCTTGAATCCCTTCTTTACCGGAAGCCTTGGGTTTAAAATTAACAAAGATAGAATCCGTGTCGCCGTATACTATATCAGCCGTTGGAAAGTGTTCTTTCACGTAATCTTTGGCCAGATGAAGATGCTGACGACCAATAGCAGTTGTAGATGCAGCAATATCCTTGTAATATAATGAGGATACTTCTGCTCCGACACCACCGTAGAGAGAATTCGCTGTAACTTTATAAGCAAGCTGGAGACCATCTAAAACAGAGATTCTGAATGCATCTTTCTCGGTTTTGATTTGATTTCTTGTATCTTTTCGGGCTTTCAACAACTTCATCAAAATTCTTGGTAAGATTCCACGAGAATTGTTGTCAATAGTTCCATCTTCTTTTAATGTTGGCTGCATAAATCTACACGTAACAACAGGTTCTTCTTCAACAATTGATTTTTTCCAAGTTTTTCCAACAAGTCGATTGATGTAGTTATCATAAGACACATCTTCAAATTTAACTCCCATTTCTTCAAGTAATTTTGCTCCTTTCTCGCCTTGATATTTGGGCTCTTTGATAATAGAATCGTGTGAAATATTTGAACCGATCATTGATGAAGGATACAGTGAAGAATAATCCAATACCGATACGGGTTCATTCAAGAAAATCGCAGGTGTTGGCTCGAGAACCTCAGCACCTTCATAACTATCTTTTGTATCTTCTTTCGGTCTCGGAAGTTCTGGGATCAAATAGTTTTCTTTTTGACATTCAGATGATACAAGAGACAACGTCTTAATCATCTGACCACGCATGAATAGATAACTGAATGGAACTAAACAGACATTTGACATACCAAGATTATTTGTAATGATTTCTAACTTTTGCATAATATTTAAACATAATTCACAATCCTGAACACAGTATTTAGCTACAACAGCACGGTCTTCATCTGTTCCTCTTTGCATATCAAAAATGTCTTGAGGTGATACGTTATCTTTTCCTACAGACCAATAAAAGGATTTTGGATTTTCAGGAAAATCATTTTTTCCTTCACCTTCAAGAACAAAACTTTCATTTTCTGTCATTTCAAGAATTTTTCTTTTCTCTCCAACAAATTCGTTACCGATTATGGTCTGTTTAAACACAGCAACATAGTCACCAACTTTCAAACTAAACGTAGATTTAGTATAAATTTTTACACCATCTTCAAAATGTTCAAATTGTGTTATTCCGCTATTAATAAATTGTGTTGAAACATCGTCCAGCTTATATGATGACAAATTATGGTCTTTTTGAATTACTTTCATCAAATCGATATAAACAATACCAGGGCTATTGAAGTAATATAGGAAATTATGCCCCAAAGCAGCAGAAAATAATTCCTTTGTCTCCATAACACATTCTTGATTCTTCAAAGCACCGAGTTTACGAAGATATTTCAAACAGCCAAACTCTTCCGCACATTCCCAAAGGAATTTAATATCGAAACCAAAAATATTATAACCAGTGACAATATTAGGTTGTTCTCGTTTCATCATTCGAACCCATTTGAAAATCAATTCATCAACTGTTTTAGCTGTTTCTACTTCAATACCAGTCAAATCAGAACAACCGCTAAGAGTGACAATATGTCGCTTCACATTAGAAGGGTTTGAATAATCTTGAATTACCGTGCCAATCTGGATTACCTTGTCTCCTTTCACAGAAGGTAATCCATCAATTAGAATGTTATTGATTGATTCAATTGTTTCTTTGCCTTTCATTTTCTTCATTAGAATTCCAAGAATTTTGAAAGACATCTTTTCAATTTCTTCATCAGTAACAGTTTTGAAATGTGATGGATTCTTAAGATAAATTGTTTGAATGGAAGATTTCATTGAGACATCGTATTTTACATTTGTTACATCACGGAAAGCACAATTAATCCACTGTTTAACAAGAGTTGGATTAGCCTTTTTACCGTTACGAAGAATACGCAAATATTCCTCGTAAATATTAGATGATAGCTTTTGATAATCCTTCTTCGCAATTGGAAAATCGCCATGAGATGAATCACATTCAATATCAAAAGATGCTATTTTAATTGCTGCTGATTTCTCCGCTTCTTCTGGAAACACATTACGCCAGTTTACCTCGTAATTGATTTCAAATTTACTTTCAGCAAATTTTGTATCAATTTGATTGAAATTTTGCAAACTAATCCAAGAAGACGGTTGAATTTTGCGTAGATGAATGAAACGTAAAACAGGAAGTACATTTTTCTCATAAATTGGAAATTGATGTTTGAATAAACGAGCAATAGGAAAACTGAACGGTTTCTTAAGTTTGTAATACATTGATCGAGACGCGGCTTCACTTTTGAATACAAGTTGCATGAATTTCTTAGGCTGATTCCATTGGTAATTACGGAACTTGTATTTCAATTTCACAGCACGATTAATTTGACGATCATCACAAACAAATTCATCACTAATAGCTTTGGGTAGTTGTTCCTTAAGTTTCTCCATAAAAGGAGCAGTCCAACTCTTCTGCCAATTTTCAGGAAGTTCAATAAACCAATAAGGAGTGAAATCTTTGACCTTACAATGCACATTTTTACCGTTTTTATTTACTCCAAATAAATGAATAACGTAATTCTGCTTCTCAGAAACACCCTCATCATCATTAGAACTATCATCACCGTCATCGATAAGTTCATCGGAAACATGCCAATCGTAAATCTGAAAAATTGGATCACTCATTTTTATCAATATAGTCTAATAATTATATATTTTTCCAAAACATTTTTCAAAAAAAGATAAGGAAATTTATTACACAATTATGAATAACAATATTTCATATTAATTTCCTAATAAAATGTTTTCAAATAAATATTAATATATATATATGTATATAAGTTATACAAAATGAAATATTTACCCATTAACGTATACATAATAGACAATATGGATATGAATGTCAAAGGTGTGGAAATGAATAGTTGGATTGAGCCCGATGATATTGAAGATATTTTTGAACAGTTAAATACAATTTTTTTTAATAAAGTTGGTATAGAATGGAAAATAAATGAAATAAACATATATGATGCTCCTGAAGATGCACAATTAGATTACATTTCTGAATTAACACGAGCAACGTCGAATAAAAAAATAATGAAAGCATATACATCATTGATACCAGAAGGAAAATACCGTAAAGAATTCAATAACATATATTTTACAACATTTACCGGAAACACATTACAAGGGACACACTACAGGACGATTGATGTTGAAGATGACATCTATTTTACAATGATAGGAACATATTCAAATAAACAAAACAGAGGAGGAAAACCTGTAAAAAGAAAAATATTACATGAAGAAGGAGTACCTTCTATCTCTTTTACAGTAGCACATGAACTTGGGCACGTTCTTGGATTAAAGCATGTGTACGAGAAGATAGATAACATAATGAACTCAATGAGTTCATCTTTGCAATATACAGAAAAACAGGAAAAAACTATGACCCAAAAAGCAAATAGATTTATTCAAATATATGAAACAAGAGAAAACAAAATTACTGATGAAACAGGTAATACAACAGGTAATACAACCGGTAATGAAACAGATGAATATGAAGATGAATATATAGTTTTAAGAATGAAATATTTACCCATTAATGTATACATAATAGACAATATGGATATGAATGTCAAAGGTGTGGAAATGAAGAGTTGGATTGATCCCGATGATATTGAAGATATTTTTGAACAAGTAAATACACTTTTTTTTAATAAATTTGGCATAAAATGGAAAATAAATGAAATAAACATATATGATGCTACCGAAGATGCACAATTAAATTACATATCTGAATTAACACGAGATACAGATAAATATCCGGATAAAAAAAGAATGGAAGCATATACGTCATTGATTCCAGAAGGAAAATACAGTAAAGAATTCAATAACCTATATTTTACAACATTTAACGGAAACACACGACAAGGGTACGCTGATGTTAATAGAATGAACAGGACGATTGATGTTGAAGATGACATCCATTTCACCATGATAGGAACATATTCAAATAAACAAAACAAAGGAGGAAAACCTGTAAAAAGAAAACTATTACATGAAGATGGTGAACCTTCGATCTCTTTTACAGTAGCACATGAACTTGGTCACGTTCTTGGATTAAATCATTTGAAAACGAAGGTAGACAACATAATGAACGCAACAACGTCATCTTTGCAATATACAGAAAAACAGAAAAAAACTATGACCAATAAAGCAAATGAATTTGTTCAAATATATGAAACAAGAGAAAACGAAATTGAAACAGATGAATATGAATATGAAGATGAAGAGGAAGAGGAAGAGGAAGAGGAAGAGGAAGAGGAAGAGGAAGAGGAAGAGGAAGAGGAAGAGGAAGAGGAAGAGGAAGAGGAAGAGGAAGAGGAAGAGGAAGAGGAAGAGGAAGATGAAGAGGAAGAGGAAGAGGAAGAGGAAGAGGAAGATGAAGAGGAAGAGGAAGAGGAAGAGGACTTTTTTGAGAACTACAAGCTATACATTATTATAATTATAATATTACTTATTATAATATTAGGTATCATAGGCTTTACGTCATTTTCACACAATTCGATGGAATAAGGAAATTTATTACACAATTATGAATAACTATATTTTATATTAATTTCCTAATGATTATAAAGTGTGTGTTTTTAAATTTTTATTTTATATGTTTTTATGTTAAAGAAATGTATTATCAAGAAAAGTTATCACAACTTGGTCTGAAACCAGCACAAATTGAAAAAATTTTAACTAAATTATCTGTAAAAGGCATTGAGGAATTTATTACAAAATATGAAAAAGAAAAACAAGAAGCCTATTTAAAACAACAAAGAAATTCAAAAGGTCCTCCGATTTATCAAGATAGAATGCAACAGACACGATCGGCTAAGATGTCTTCTGATGATTTTCAAAAACAAATGAAAAGTCAAACTGATTCACGAAATGATATTGTTGATAATCTTGAATTAATGACCAATCAATTATTTGGTGATACAAATACGGATGGCTTTTATGACCCTAAGGAACTTGAACAAAAATACCGTAAATTAGCTTTGAAATTTCACCCCGATCGTAACGGAGGAGATTCAAGAGGCTTTAACATGTTGAAACTTGCCTTTGAAAATGCTAAAAGCAAAGTGCCTGAATTTTACGAAGAAAAAAGAATTGAAAAGAAATTTGAATCACATCTTCCTCCTCCAGAAGAGTTGTTTGATTCTAAATTTGACCAGTCAAAATTTAACCAATATTTCGATAGTAATTCTTTAAAAAAGAAGGAGGTTGGCTATTCAGATTGGATGAAAAATGTTGCGGATCTTAAGGAAGTTGCTAGACCTTCAGAGAGTAACTTTAATTCAGCATTTTTAAATAATAAGAAACAGGCGATGAACAGTGTAGACCCAAAATATTTGCAATTAATGAAGCGTAACGACATTCCAGATGAGCGTTTTACGTCACATCGCGGTGTGACAATTGGCTCGGAAGAAGATGAAAATACTGATTTTACTGGTGTTGCTGAAGGAGGCTCTCTGAATTATACAGATATTCGAAGAGCACTTGAGCTCACGCATCTTGTGGACGAAGACGATGTTGATCGTGATACAACGGGAGATGTTATGAAATCATATTCAAAAATAAAGTCAAATGAGGGAAGAATAGAAAGTATGAGTCATGCTGAACAAGAAGCATATACCGCATTTTTAAATAAAAAACGCGAAGAGGAAGATGCAAGAAAATATAGAGCTTCAGTGCAAGATGAAGAATATCAAACATTTTTTGAAAGAACCCATTCCAATCGTATAACAAATTTTTAAAATACGGAATAAATTAAATTCCACAAAGCTAGCCGATCTTCTGGGTTTGTTATATCAAACCGAAAGCCGTATGACCAGGCGTCTGTGTATTTCCATCTTTTATTTTCCTTTTCCGTTTTAAACTCTTTATGAAGTCTTAAATTATTACGAATCTTTCCGTTTCTTTCTAATAAATTTGAGGGAATTACATAAAAGTAATTCGTGTTTGCTAAATTGAACCAATAGAAATCGTTGTCATCAATTGCGTATGGTTGATGTGAGACACATCCATCACGTTTGTTTATAGTAAACTGAAACGAATTTCCATTACATGTATCAAGTTCAGTTACAGTCTTCTCTTGAACATTAATAGAATCATCAATGATAAAATCAACCGCACCTCCACTAATTTCTTTCATATCAAATATTTCAGAGAAAGTATCAATTCTTTTATGAATATATTCAATTTCAAGGCTACACTTTTCATTACATAATAATTGCAATTCACGATATGGTTTGCCAAGTGTTGCGGAGTAATTAGTAATAATATATTCAGCAATTTTATCATAAATATCATTCTCTTCAACACCAAATCCTTTTGTGACTCCACTACTATATGATAAATTTGTGTCTGGTATTTTATCGTTTGAATGTGGAGGGATTACAAGAAATTTATCATTATTATCTTTCATATTATGACAAATGGTAAGCATATTCTCATAATAACCAAATCTTTCATATTCATCTTTTGAATTATCAGGACATTTGTATCTTTTTATGTCAAATCCAGATTTTTTAGTATTACTTGCTTTGTTTTGAATTGGCCACCAAATATCATCATTTGAACCCTTAAAACGAACACAGGTATCAACATAGCAACCTTCGAGACCAACAACTTTAATTTCTATATTTGAATCTTGTTTTTCATCTATAATTTCAAATATTCTTTTGATAGACTTTTTTTCAATTGCCTGAGTGCAAGTGTCAGGATTAGTCTCACGTTCTTTTAATGTTACTATCATATTTTCTTTGCGTTCACTTGGAGGTTTTTTTGGGTCTTTTTTCCAAGATTTAACACTCATTAGTTCAGGGTCTTTTCCAGGAAATTTGAAGTTAAATTTACAACTAGCAAATTCAAATTTACCTCTTTCTGCTTTCTTTTTAGCAACGATGGCATTAAACTGCTCTTCATTTTCTTGAATAATATTCTTATAATCGTCATAAGTTATAGCACCAGGCATTTTCAAAAATCTCTTCTACTCGAAAATATCTATGATTCTTATCTTTATATGTTTTTATTTTTTAGAATGTAAATACGGTCTTAATACTTCCGCAAAATTATGTAAATTACGAGACTGGGTATGGATAATCATGTCTTCATTAGAAGTGTTTTTGAACTTCATGAGTATTCCCTCGCCACTAAGGAAAAACGATTTGATACCTTTTAACTTGGTCAATGTGTAAGCTTTTTCACCACTAACATTCTTGGAAGCTAAATAAGCACCATTGTCAAGCAACACTTCAGAACCAGATTTTATCTTTAATTCGGACGCTTTACCAAAACAACCAACAAAAACATAGCCATCATTCGCTGACTTATTCTTAACAAGAGTTAAACCGATTCCTTCACCAGATATTATACCGCGTAGATTTAACTTCGCAGATATATCAAGGTTAGATGAAGAAGCGATAAAGGTTCCTGAGCTTAAAGTGTAACTCTCATTAGGTTTAATAACAATTTTGATAATATCGCCGGGAGCAGCTGAGCTAAAATGTACTTTAACTGGTGTTCCGCTATCAGAGCCGGTAAATTTGTTAATGAAAATATTTTCACCAGAAAGAAATGAGCGTTTAAGGGATTTGATTGCAGACCCCTGAACGATAGATTTAATGTTTACTTGATCTTCAGGTTTTGATTCTTGTTCGACATATAAAAGACGTCCGTTATCAATCAAAATAGAATCGTCTTTGCCATTTAGTGTAACAGTACCGGTCGCGTAACCATTATTTTCATGTATAACTACCTTATCCATAGATAAGGGTTTCTCATCACCACCACCACTATATTTTTTTGTTTTTTTCCGTGAAATTTTATAAGCCATATTATTATTATTAACATATATTTTTTTTATATATGTTTATTTTATAATATGAATTTGAAGAAAAAAACAATATCAATTCTCAAGACTATTTCTGACACAAGCAAATCGGTCATTAAACGACTTACAAGAAAACATAAGAAAAAAACTTCGAAAAAGACTAAAAAGTCGAAAACCCTTAAAAAAATTAAACGTAAAGTCAAGAAAGGTGGCGATCGTTCGGATGAAAGAGACGCGGCTAGACAAGCCAGAGAAAACATGCCATCTGTTATGCCTGAATCTGCTTCGTTTCCACAAGGTGTTAACCAATACGGTTCAATGATTGATGACGAACCTGATTTTGGAAAGGATTAAATATATATGTATAATATATTATGTTTTCTGATATTTTTTCAACATTTATGATTGGAACATTCGGTGTCCTTTTCGCTTATTTTTTAATAGGATTGATATTTGCTATTTTGATCGCAATTGTGTTTGGTGGTTATAAAGTATATAAAATTGGTGATAGAAAAAAAGACGATGATCTTAAACAGGCATTAAAAATTATCGGATACGTAATTATGGCAATTGGTGGAATCCCGTTATTTATTTATTTTTTACCTATATTTTTTCACGGCCTTTCGTATGGTCTTGGTCGTATTGCGGCCGAAGGAATTATTGATGAATTTTTCTAAATATTTAATAAAAATATCTATATAATATAATGTTTTTAATACGTGAAGATTATAAATCAAAAAATGATGTAAATAAATCGGTTATAAATGCCATATTTTTCTTTTTCACAATTGGTTTATTTTTTATATATTGGTCTTATCTTATAAATAAAGTATATGCGTTGATTATTTTTATATTCTTATTAGGTCTCATAATAGAATATATTATTTCTAAAAGTTCATCACGTAGTCTGTTAAATGGTGTTATGATATATATTTTTCCTTTAAATGTTATTACAAGTATAATTAAACTTTTTTTCTATTTAATCTTATAAATAAATATCTATATAATATAATGGATATTTCAAAACTGAGCTTTATTCATTTCTTAACCTCTGCCCTTATTATAGAATGTTTCATAATTTTTTTGTTCAGATTTACAAAATCTCCTTTCTCAGGAAAATCTATAAATAGTTGGTACACAAATTTTGGATGGTCTGCGGTTATTCTGGATGTACTATCATTAATTATTGGGTTTTATCTCGGAAAATACGCGTATATATTTTTCTTAAAAAAGGATATAATTTCAAAAAAATATGCTTTATTGACATTTTTAGCAATTATGCTTGTAATTCAAATCGTTCATGATTTTAATTTTTATTTCACCGTTATTAAACCACATAAAACAGGAAGAAATGCTATTATGGATGAATTACAATCTTATGCTAATAAAGTATCATATGGAGCTGTAATAGGTGATTCCTTTATGTACTTATTAGCAACACCTTTACTGTATTTTTTGATTCAAAACGATATAGAAGAAAATATTTTTTTAAGTTTGATTTCGACTTATATAATTGGTTACATATTATATCAAAAACCAATTGTTTAAAAAACTTCACACGACTTGTGAAGAATTTTTCTTTTTTTTTAATGGTTACTTATTTTTGAAGAACCCGACAATGATGTCACGACACCCAAAACCAGTAAACTCAGTAGGTTTATGTCTCATTTCGGAATTGAATATTAGACATTGACCCTCTTTTGTTTCAATCTCTTTCTCAGCAGTTTTCCTAAAAGGATTAAATCCATTAGAAAACCCTGTATCTATCATAAGATTGCCACCTTTGATTGTTCTATCCTTTCTAATGTAAAGAATGATAGTTACTTGATCTTCACCATCTGTATGCCATATAAAAGGCGATTTATTGTTTTTACCAAAACCACCATTACGTTGATGACATTCAATTACATATCCCTCATTATCTATCGAACAATTATTCTCCTTCAATATCTTCTGCATAATCTTTGAAATTTCATCGAAACTATTAATTTTAGATTCTGATGTTTTCTTCCTGTCTTTATCTGAAAACTTAACGACTTGAGAACTTTTTTTTCTATTAGGCATCACATTAGAATGATGAAATATAGCGTTTGTCAAATCAATATCATCTAGAATACCGTCAAAAATCATTGTTTATTATTGATAATAGTATTTCTATTTCAAGTTATATTTTATAACATTTTTGTAAAAAAATCACACTTGTGGTGAATAAACGTTCGTTTTACTGAATGTTTTGGAGAATTTTAGCTTATATTTTAAGTCTTTTGGAAAGATTCCCTGATTTCCTCAGGAGTCTTTCCATAAATGTGTAAAGCAATTTTCGCACCACACAAACTAACAAGAGGCTTAATCGACATATAATTTGCCGAATTGAGTA